TGGCTAGTGTTGTACGTGCGATCGATGGCGAGCGAGACTAAATGAACAAAGACAAAGGTGATGATCGGCTCTCGCTGCGACTAGGTGTCCTGCGAGAGCCGCTGCTGCGTCGAGCGGAGTCGGTCGGGAAAACTCCCAGTCAGCGGCGGACAACGCAAGATGGGATGTCATGCAATGCGAGATCGACGCCAAGCTAGAGCACAAGTAAGCCGAAACGCGGAGCAATCCGCGTCCACATGGGAGGCTCCCGTGTGCTGATGAGGCAGCCAACACCCTCTGATCTCTCTTTCATTGAAAGACCAGTTATGAAAACAGTCTTCGAAACCCGATTCGCCAAAATCGGCGAAACAGCCGAGCACTACCGGTCTGTCAGAATCAACTCGACAGAAGAGGCAAAGAAGTGGGCAGCGATTCATCTCACCGCGTACTTTGCAGACAAACTTGACCAAGAAGAATTTCTAGTTATCACGCTCGACACAAAGTATCAGGCGCGACGGATTATCCGCATCACCCGCGGAACACTCGATTCATCCCTCGTCCATCCGCGAGAAGTCTTTCGTGCAGCAATCGCCGATGCAGCAAGCGCGATTCTGCTTGCACACAACCATCCTTCCGGCGATCCAACGCCAAGCCGACCAGACATCGAAGTAACGAACAGGTTGCGAGAGGTTGGCAGGGTAGTGGGAATACCAGTCATAGACCATCTTGTTGTCGGCGATCGGATTGTCTCGTTCGCGGATATGGGAGTCTAAGACAGTTCGGACACGAGGAGCTGCCCGAGGCTCCAACTGCCCGCGCTGTTGCGGATTCAAACAACCAGGAGATTGACAATGACAACCATCTACACCCCTTGGGGACAATCACAATCGCAACGCAAGCACGCTGATGGCATCGTTTTCTATTCGACAGCGAGTCACGGAGGCTTTCACTTGAGCGACGATCGCTACGCAGAGTTCTGCAAGATCGCCGAGTTCACTAACTTTCCGCAATGGCTTGAAGAGGACTGCCAAGCCGTGCTGGTTTACCTGCGATGGCCCGAACTGGCGACCGACGAACAAATCAATTCGGGAGTGACGATGGCGAGGCACGCGCAGCAGTGGGGAGTCGCATGGGAAGCTATCAACGCATGGCTAGACAGACCATGCCAGTCGCACATCTTAGATCGATCGCAAAAGCACGTTGATGCGGTCAAGCATCTTTGGGAGCGACGGAGTTTATGGACGAGCGGAATCCCAGGAGCATGGGGAGTCAATTTCCGTCGCGAAGATGAAACCAAAACTGTCCTGATGGAGTACCCCAAAAAACGGTACTACACCGACGAAGAGCTGCAGGCAGCTAATCGAGAGACAGTTGCTAACTACATCAAGAGTCTTAGCATTCCCGACATGCCGCCACTTGAAGTCACAGCAAGCGAATACACCATCAAGAGCGTCAAACGAACGGAAGCGTTTCTAGGCGAACTTGAAGATGCGATTGTCAGGGCGAAAGAAATCAACTCCGAGTATAGCCCTGCATTCGGAGTGCAGGTCGAGAACAGCTCGGGAGAAACCGTCTGGGACTCCGAAGAAGCTGCATACGACGCGCATCACGAGTAGGCAAAATCGATTTTGTGACATCGTGTCACAAAACTGGAATGATCGACTTTTCAAGGATGATAGTCATGTCAAAGCGAATTTGGATTGCGGTTGTTTTGCTTCTCTGCGGATGCGCAGGGCAGCGAGTACGAGTCACAGTTACGCGGGCTCATGGTGAGCCAGCAGTCAGCATTGAAATCGAAGAGATAAGGAATCATGGCAGGTAAACGCAAGAATCACCGGAGAGTGAAGCTGCAAGACATAAAAGCCACTACACGAATGCTTCACTCTGAACTGTCACCGCAACAGTCCGCGCTTAGCCGGTACACATACAAGCACGTCGGGCATTACGTTTGCGAAACTTATGAGCAATGGGAAACCGGTTTTCTTCGAGAACGCAATCCTAATGCCGAGCTAATCATCTGGATGCGTATTGCAGCAGTGATAATGCACTTAAAACCACAAACAACCGATAAAACAAAACAGCTAATAGCTGTAATGTGCATTGGTAAACCATCTCCCGAAGTCACAGCAGCTTGGGAGGAGATCAAAGAAACGGCAGGCAATCATGTCTACCAAGCAGTCGAGGAATTTAATCAAGGAAACTATTAAACATGAGAGTAGGCCGGCAGAGTTCAAGCCACGCAACCGACCGTACTATTGCTAGGGCTCAGGGGGTTTAGGCTGAGCGCGGCGGGATACTTTCCCGCGTACCCAAGTGAATCGATGCAACCAGCACATCGAAACACAATCATCACCCTGCTGGATGGAGAATTGCTATGAAGGTTTCAATCGAGAACAACGAACTGGTTATTCGCATCCCCGTCGAAAATCCACCACAACCAAGCGCATCAGGGAAAACGTTGGTAGTGGCTAGCAGTCGCGGCAATGTCAAGACGGATGTCACCATCCAAGGCAAGCCAATTACCATCGGACTGAACGCTTACATCGCCAAGTAAGCTTTCTTGCTGTCATTACGCCGCCCGTCATCGTTTGGCGGGCGGTCGACAGCAACACGGCTTAGAATAAAGCAGGGGAGAGAACCATGCCGGTTTTAGTGCTCAAGCGCAAGACGAACGAATCTATTACGATCAACGGAAACATTGTGGTGACGATATTGCGAACTGGGCGAGGGATTGCTCACGTCGCAATAAACGCACCACGAGAAGTAGAGGTGATGCGAAGTGAAATTCTGACCAAGAAGGAACAGCACAATGCGGAAGCAATCGTACATCAGGTGGATGATACTGAAGGATCTTCCAGAAGTGATAGAGCTAGCCAAGCAGACGACGGAGCCAGTTTGGACGGAACGGGAGTTACGCAGCCAACTCAGTCAACGTGACACCATCGGCATGATTGTCGAACGCAACGATAATATCGAAGCCTTTGTTATCTACGAAAGGCATCCTACTCGATTGCACATCCCCAATTTTGTTGTTGGAGAACGATTTCGAAGGCAAGGAGTAGGCAAGGCTATCATCGACAAGCTAAAAAACAAGCTTGAGCCAGACAGGAGGAATCGAATCACCCTCACAGTGTCGGAATCCAACTTGGTCGCGCAGCAATTCCTAAGAGCAATGGGATTTCGAGCGGTTCAGATCATTCGCAAACCATACAGCGACCGGGACGAAGATGCGTACTGCATGAGATGCAGCGTGTTTTCGGAAGTCACATCAAAACCATAGAGTAACCAAATGAACACAGAACAAAACAAATTCCTTCTTCCTGCTACCGAGGGAAATCAACCATCTCCATGCTTGTGCTGCGGTCCTCGCCTGTCACATTTATGCGAAGAGTCACGTATCGCTGTCGGACTCGGATTCGCTGCTCTTACAAAGAACGGCGAGGTCATTTGGCAAGAAGACAATCACGAGTGGAACGACTGCATGACGGTCGCGCAGGCTGACAAGATCGCTGCTGCAGATCCTCTCAACGATTGGCGCATCGTCCTGCATGGACCATTGCGAGGACAGACATATCAGCGCCACGGCGACATGAAGTGGGTCTTAGTAGAAAAGAACGAGGGATTCGCATGAGCAAAACACAGCCCCTCAAATGGCACGGAGGTAAATCTTATTTGGCACAGTGGATAATCGAGCACTTTCCAAGCCGAGACGAGTACACGCACTACAACGAGCCCTATGCAGGCGGTCTTTCTGTGCTTTTCGCGCACGATCCAGAAGGTAAAGCGGAAGCTGTGAACGACCTGAACAGCGACCTTACGATATTCTGGCAAGTCTTAGCGCACGAAGAGTTGTCCGAACGGTTCATCAAGTCAATGTCTTGTGTTCCGCTTGGCAATCTAGGATTCGAGGCAAGCAAGGCGATGACACAAGCTCCGGTTGTCGCTTACGAATCATGGGCAGGCATGGCACTACACCGTGCTGCCGCTTTCTTCGTCCGCTACAGACAATCTAGGCAAGGGCTAGGAAAGGACTACTGCACGCCAACAACAAGAACCAGGAGGGGTATGAATGAGAATGTCTCGGCTTGGCTATCTGCTGTCGATGGATTGCCAGAGGCTTGCGAACGACTGCGACGAGTTGAGATTCGAAACATGGACGCCATTGATTTCATCCAAGCTTACGACCACGAAAAAGCATTGTTCTATCTCGACCCACCTTATCTGCACGAAACTCGCGTTACGAAGAGCGACTACGAGCACGAGATGAAGATAGAAGATCACTGCCGTTTGCTGGAATGCTTGACGAAGATCAAAGGAAAGTTTTGCTTGAGTGGATACCCGAGCGACTTGTATCAGAGATACTCGCAAGCAAACAACTGGACTGTTGCGCATCGAGAGATAGACAACAAAGCAAGCGGCAAGAAATCAAAGGATAAGAAGACCGAGGCTATCTGGAGGAATTACCAATGAAAAACAAAGATGACATTTTGGTAGCTATGGTGATCGCAATGATAATCATGGCTAGCATAACATGGTACTCCGTATGGAGCATGAGCCGCCTGCACAGTCAGCTTCGAGAATCTGACGTGCATCACAATAAACAGTGGCTAGGTCGCGAACCTTCTCGGGAAGAAGTAACTAAATACATAGAGAGCCATAACGGCTCGTCGCCACCTGCAAGCTGGTATCCTAACGGAAACCCTTGGCGCAACTTCACAGCAAAGGAAACAGATGAATGGATGCAGTATTATGAATACACTCCCGAGAACCGAAAGAAGTGGGCCGAGGCAGGCACACCAATGAAGTTCGAGAAACCTTAGAAGAACGGATTGAACAATGACAAACACGCAAGCAAGAGCACACGGCTCGGACGAGTGGCACGACTACGGGGATGTTTCGATGTACGAAGCAGCGAGGCGAGAAGCTGTTAAGACATCACTCAGCGCATTCGGGTCGGCTGAATACCGATGGTGGATCGAATGGTGGATCGAAGTACGCCACGAGGGAGATAGCACTGTTCCGATGAGGCGCGTTCAAGTGCAGACGAAAGTAGTTGCAGAGATAATTGAGCCACGTCAAGGCGCAGACTGACAAAAGAAAACAGCCGGCGCGAGAAGCAGATTCGCGCCGGCTCTTCTTGTCGGGCTCTACCGACACTTACCGCCAGGACATCCAGAACGCACCGGCATCACAATGTTGGTGTACACGCGGCTTCCGATTCTTGTGGTAGTTGAACTCGACCCGTCGCTGTGATACCCGTAGGTGAATCGACCAACGCGGTGGTACGTTACGGCAACGCTCTCTCCGCCAATGCGATACTGGCCATACGTGAACCGACTGTCGCGGCGAGGGCTCCACAGCTCGCTCTGGATGACATCCTGCGCGGAAGCCGACGAACAGAGTACCAACGCCAAAACCAAACTTGCAAACTTCATACTATCACTCCTTGAATGGCTCCAGTCGCGTTAGGAACATCCAAACACAAAACACCCCACGCGACGGGGTGAACATCCTACGAGAGCATTGTACTCCCGCTACTCTTCTGCCGAAACCGACTTTCGATCTTGAGCGAACTTGAGCAAATCGTCAGGCTTGATTCGCCACATAGCACGCTGCGCGCCATCTGGACGAACATCGATTGCCGGCAATTGCTTTGCGTCAATCCAAGATTGCACCGTCCTGCGATTGACTCGCATACGAACAGCAACGTCTTCCACTTTTAGTAACTGGTCACTCATATACGCTTGCACCTCCTGCAATGTAATCCTATTAGGTGCCCCTGGGTTGGTCAGGTTCAAATACGCTTTAAGATCGAAATCGAACAATCTCCGTTCAGCCAAGACAGCAAGCTGTCTCGCTTCCGGCCACTGTGCTGCAGATCCTAACTCCTCGTGGCAGAGACGACAAACCAGAAGCAAACCGCAGCGTTCACCAAGTAAAATTGCGCGACATGGACCACGTTTGATTTCATGCACGTCCAGAACGCCACGAGCACAATCGCATATTTCGCACTTCCAGATTTCTGCGCGTAGTCTGTCACGAACAGGCTTAACTTGCCGCATCAACTCTTGCCGCTTCTTGCTCACTGGACGCATAACAACTCCACTCCAGATATTCCACGGTTTAGACGGGCTGTAATAGTTGACTTGTGAATCCCTGTCTCGCGAGCCCACTGTGATACGGTCATAGTTCGATCGCCGATTGTTACATGACGATTGCGAGACGTATTGTTGTTTTGCACTACCCGCGTAGCCCAGTAACAATTTGATGGTTCGTAATCCCCGCTAGACTCTCGACGCTCGATAGTGTGTTTATCAGGACGTTCACCCATGTCTTCTATAAACGCTTCGAATGATCGCCAACGCTCGCACACCCGTACGCCTTTACCGCCGTAAAGATGATAGTTTGCATTGTTAGGATTGTCACACCTACGCCACATCTGACACCAGACCTTGTAGACGCCTTCCTTGCTTCTTCCGTGAGTTCTGTTGACAGGAGGTGGATTATCTTTTGATAAACAACCACAGCTTTTCTTACGTCCGGCTGTTAGCTGCCCATTCACCGCAGTCACTTCATTACCGCAATCGCACAAGCATCGGCTAAGGCTATGCCCATAATCATCTGTTCCACAAAACTCTATAACTACGAGACGCCCAAATCTTGTTCCCTCTTTGTGTGTTTTCATTTTTGCCATGATGTCTCCAGAAAATAGCCCCCGAAGATGGCTAACCCAACTTTGCGGCAAGCAGCCGCAGAAACTTGGCATCTTCGGGGGCGTTTGTGTTAGTAGGTTAGCGACGGATATTGTATCACCTCGCTTTCTTTTTGCCATGAGTTTAATTGTCCTCCTCCTTTGGACGATACCCTAGCCATTTGCCGCACTGATTGCATGTTGTGCGAATCCAATTAGTTCGCTTTGGATCGGGAACATCAACCCACAGCGAACGATCCATCCAGCACTTGCAATCGATCGCGGGAATGTCATCAGAATGGCAGTCCATCATCTGGCTCGGCTCTTCTGGATTGGCTTTTGTTGCCTCCGCCTTGGCTGTTCTGTTCCTCAAACGACAAACTCAGGAACGTACCGTTCGCACCTTTGCGGATCCATCCTGAAATCCAATAGTCAGTTCCGTTAATGTTTGCCTTGCCTTTGTAGTCGGGATGCTTCTCCGTATTCTTCTTTTCATTCTTGGACAATGTGCCCTTATTGGTGTTGTCATACGCCATTGTTTATATCCTCGTTTGCCACTCGACTTGATTGCGTCCTGCGATTGTGGCAATCCTCGCACCGGACACGTAAACCATCGGGCTCGCAAAACAAACGCTCAACGAATCCCCGAACATCTTCAAAGCTACGCAGCGAACCGCATGGCTCTATATGATCGACTTGCACCTTCTTGCGAGGAAACCATCCTTCGCAATCGACGCATTGATACTCCCACTTAATCCGCTTGTTGTCGCTTTGGCTCGCTCGCTTGCACGCATCCAACGCCAGCCTTGCTAACGGCGGGAATCGCTGCGACATCTTGCGCAGACCACTTCTGAGGAATCCCCAGAATTGCGCCTCCGTCCACTCGCCACCTGCCCTGGTGCGAGGGATCTTCATTCGCTTGTTGCCTGCCATCCTTTTCGGCATCGGACAATTCCTATTCTCGGTTAAACGATTCCGCAAGCTCATCGACAAGCAATCCAACCGCTTCCTTGTCAAGACAGAGTGTAACGTACTTGATCCCATCGCTAACGGTGAGACGAGTCTGTCCGTCGACGGTGCTAATGTCAACATTGCCACTCTCGGAAGGCTTGTTGCTGTCCTCGACCGCTTGCAACACCATGTCTACAACTTCCTCCGCATGCAACTCCGACCAAACGTACACCATCTGGTAGCAAGCGTTTTCTAGCCCGAGGAAATGCCGGTGGTACTGCCCTGGCTCGCAATCGATTACGGGATCATCGATCGTCTCGCACTTTTCTCCGTGTCGCGGTCCTCCAATGAACATAACCATCCACTTCTCACTATCGGAGTCATCGACAGGCGACGATTCGCTGTTTCGCTTCTCAAGCATCTTGTCCGCGATCTCGTACGCATCGACAGCCACATCATCGGTCTTGTTAGTGGCAACCAACGCCTGCATTGCTCTCGCTGCAAAATAGTCCCTCAAAGATAAATTGCTCATTCACTCTCTCCTAAAAAAGTTGCATTAAGTCCAACCACAAACCACCCTTGGACAAAAGCTCTCGCATGTCCTTGTACGGTTCAGGAACCAACACCCAAGAGGCGTTAAGTTCCGAAGCCACCTTCTTCGCACCAAACAGACCTGGCCAACAAAAGGCACAGCCGCGACACGTCTTCAAGCAACTCGGAACAGATCCCCGACGCTCCGGAGCCTCATCGCGCTCGCCCACCACAATCACCTTTTTGGTAATGTTGCTCTTTTCGATCATCTTCTTGATGTACTCAGCTCCATGCGTATTGCTCGCTCGACCGATGGCGCAAAGACCAGCCGACTCGCACGCAGCCACATCGGAACCACCTTCGACAATCCAAAGAGGACCAGGACGACTCCACCACTCAGGAGAGTAGAACACACCGGTCGAACCACCTTGATTTGTTCTTTTCGATCCATCCTTGTATCGACGCACGAAACCGATGCACTTGCCGTTGCTGTCTCGGCTCGGCCAGCTAGAAAACTCTGCCTTGTTCCACTCGTCCCATCCGATTCCAACCCGAAGCGACTCTAACGAATCGACACTAACCGAAAGAGAATCGGCTACCGCGCATCGCTTTGCATGAGCCATAGGATGCTCAAACATTGCTTTGCATTCTTTTGTCCAGTCAGGTTTCTTTTTAACAGGCTCCTTTTCTGGCAACGGTGGCAATGGATTCTCAAGCCGATGAATCCACCCCATACCTCCGTCTCGACCTGTCGCGGGCTTGTCCGATTCAACACGCATACATCGAACTGCAGTGCCATCGGAAGTCCTGCCGCAGTAGTCAGGCTTGCCGCACACTGGACACGGCTCATGTCGCGACACTCTCTCCCAGGTGCTCATGCGTGCTCTCGCTCGTCGTACCAGCTACTAGCGGCATCCTGCAAGCATTGCTCCTCGTACCTGTCGTGCCAATCATTTTCGATGATTGCCTCGGCTATCTTGTCCAGCGCATCCCAAGCCCAATGGTCGGTCCTGTGTCGCGTTTCCTCGCCAACTCTCCATACGGTGACGTTGATAAAAGTCCACTCGGCAGAAGAGGACCATCCAGGGTATCCGCTTCCATCTGGATAATACCGCACCATCGGCTCGCATGGATGAAAGTCGTACTTTACCTCCACTTCGAGACTGCTATCGAAACCAAGCTCTTCAAGGATTATCGAGATTGTCCCGCTCATTTCCTCACCCTGTATGGATTGCCTTCGTCGCTGTAATCGTTCACGGTAAAGCCGTAGGTATCTCGCACCTTTCGTTTGCTGTCGGGATGACCATACGGAATCATCTTGTACTTTCTTCCAGCCACTTCGACTGAATCAGGAACTCGGAAATCGGTACCTTGCTGTTCCGCTATCTTCTTGGCGATGTACCACGCCTGCCCCCAAGTTCCTCCAATATGCCCAGCCTTGAAAAGTGCAATCAGCATTATCTCCTCGGAAGTCCGAAGTTTCTTCTCCGTCTTTACGTTCGACTTCTTAATCTCCCGAAGCTCACCACCAGTGAACTCTAACCCTTGCGACTTGCGCTCTCTAGCTGTCGGCTCATACCCGCATTGCCGGCACTTTCCGCCGCGATAGATAGCATTGCAATTCGGGCAATTGATTGTCGCTCTTGGCTCATGCGTCTTTGCTGGTCGCTCTCCCCATTCGAGAGTCCACGCAATGTCATCGTCAAAGAATCCATGCTTGCTGATATTGGCGGCATGATCCAGCACAATGCAATCAGGAACATCGGGATGCACGCGGCTTCCTCGTCCGACCATCTGGCGATAACGAACAACGCTCCCGATTGCTGTACACAACTGCACGCATCCCACACGAGGAATGTCGGTGCCTCGCTCGATAACGCCAACGTTGCAAATGTACTGAATCTCTCCGCTGTTCAATCGCTGAAACAATGACTTTCGCTCTTCATCATCTGTCTCGCCATCGACATAGTGAGCATCAATTCCATTCTTGCGAAGAATCTCCATCGCCTCGTACGCATGGGATCGACGCGGGAAGAACCCAACTGTAGCTCTTCCTTCCGCCAATCGCTTCCAATCCTTCACCAAATCGCCAGCGAGCCCGTCCATCGCTGCTGCCACACTGTCCTCGGTGTAGTCATCACCACGCTTTACAAGCAGGTTCAGCTTCCCCTGGGTCGCTTGGAAGTAACGGAACGGAGACAGATACCCATTCTCAATCAACCACGACGGAGATGGACCCATCACAATCTTACTGAAGACCTTGTTCAACTCTCGGTGCTGCGGAGTAGCAGACAGCCCAAGAATAAAAGGCGGCTTCAATCCTAACTCGGCTCGCTTCTTGTTGTGCGCCACAAGGAATGTTCTGAACTTCGCAACGTGGCTATGGCAATTATGAACCAGAAGATTGTTTGCAAAAAAACAGTGGCTCTTTTCTACTTCTATGTCGAACACTTCCGTCTGGCTTGCGGGAACGATTTTCATCACACGACACCAACTTGTATCGCATACATTCTGGGACGTACTTCGAAATCCGACGACCAATCTCAAGTTGCGTCCAGCTTGCGATTCCGATGAAATATGCGTCCTTTGACCTGTTTTTGTAGACAGAAGCCTTTCCGATGTTGTCACAAAACCAGTCTGCAATAACTTCGTTTTCCTTTTTAGAAAAACCTTCCGTGTGAAGAAGCAGCGATTTTTTTGTTGCTGATCCATCATCACATATCCACCACGCGAGCCCAATATCCCCAATCGCATCGAGCCATTTTCTGGACACCACTTTTTTCCCTCGACGCTTAACCAGTTTTTCGATTTCAATAAGCGATTGATTGCATGAAGTGACAGTGACAACAGACTGCTCACCCCAGCCTTCGTTATCAACAACTTTGGTTTTTGCAGCCAATCTATGCAAGAATTTCGCTTTGTGAATTGCCCACTCTTTTTGAACAAGCCCATGAGTGCTGCTAAGTCTCGGAGATTTTGACCTGCTGTTTGGATATGTGATCGAAGAGTCCCCAAGCAATGTCCCAAGAATCGCCTGCCTTTCAAGAACAGTAAGCTGAAGCATTTGATTAGTGCTACAGTTTTCGTGTCCGTCGCAATACTGTTTGTATAAGGGCATCGCACCGTATGCGATCCATGAGTCAGCTGTCTCAAATCCAAGTCTAGTCCTAACACCACAGCCGCATTTGCAAAAAGGAGCGGCTGCATTGAGTTCTCCCCAGAGCTTAACAAAGTGCTCTTTTTTTCCGAGTGATTTATGCCCCCAACAAAACAGCTTTCCTGTTCTAGGCTTTCTTCCACACCCGCATAAGCAAGTATCTCGTCTGTAGGCAATACGTACTGCGCTTGTAGCCATCCTCGCCTCGTATAAAGCTCGTGATCTGGAGTGCATCGCACTTTTCCTGCGTGCGTATGTATCTCTAGTGTAGTTTTTGTCCCGCTATGCTTCCAGTTCAAAACACTAGCAAAATGAACTCCTTTTTCTTCGCTGTATGATCTCACTGTCTTAGGTTTTCGATACGGAACTTGATCTATTCTCATCGCTCCAAGTTCTGTCTCTATAATCGAATCCCCAGAAACGCATTCATCAAACACAAGAAAGTCGTAGGTGAAATCGTTTCGATACGTTCCTTTCTCAACGTACCAACTGTTCTTGGTATCGATTGAAGCCACTTGCAAATCGCATCCTGGCAACGTGTCAACTCCAGACATGATGACACCATGCGGCAATCGAGGGTGTTCATCGAACGACGCGCTGGCATTCTCGACGAGCCCGCGACGATGAACCATGAAAGCTGCCTTTCCGCTTTCACCATCTTTCTTTTCGCGATTCAAATACAAGCCAAGCATGTGCTTCGCACACCGAGTCTTGCCCGCACCTGGAGGCACACAAAAAATCACGCTTCGATACTTTGCTATCTCTCGCCTGATGTTTGCGACACATTCCTGCTGGTATGGACGAAGCGTAGGAATCTCAATCATTTCTTACTCCACAACTCGACACCCTGCACCAGCTTGACCAGCTTCTCTCGCTCACGACTGTTTGGTACCAACTCGTGGTAATCATCGATTGCTCGAACTAACTTATCGCGGTGCTGATTCGCAATGCTCGCTGCTTTCTTCGCCATATCTTCAACGCTAAGCGGCTTGTTAATTGCCTTCTCCAGATTCTTGCTGTCTCCCTTTGCCTTTCTGCCTACCTTCTTCTGCTCTGGCTTCGGCATCTCGACCAGCTTTTCCAACGCTGGCTGCGTCAAGTCGACCGCCGCTGCTTGAACGGAGTTATCGACCTGCTCGATCATCTCGGCGCGAACAACGTCTCGATACACCTGCCTTTCAGACACCTCGGACTCTTCCGCTACCTTCTGAACAGCCGAACGTTTGTTCTCTCCTTGACTCATGCGGTACTTCACTCTCTCCGCTCGCAGTTTCGACTGAGCCCCCGGAGTTAGGTTTCGCTGGCTGATTGCATCTCGCTTAATACGGTCCTCAACTTCCTCCAGCGTCTCGGCGTCCTGATAGACCTGAATCGTCTCAAACGGCAGCTTGTTCTTCTTGCACAACTTGAATCGATGATGCCCATCGACAAGTAAATCTCCCCACAACCAAAGCGGGCTGTACGCTCTCCCTTCCTCCAATAGCGATTCTTCCAGTCCCTTGAGCTGCTCGCTATCGAGAGGAGGAATCAACGCTTCGATCCGCTCATCTACTCGCACTTTGCCGTTAAACGCTTTTTTGACCATCGATAGACTCCTCTGGAACTCTTGCGAAATCGCACCGAGGCGACTTCTTGACCAAATCTTTCTCACGCGTGTCAACGTTCGTGCCGCTGACAAAGTGCCATTGTTCAAAGCCTCGTTGGGTAACGCAAACCAGCCTGTCGAATCCGTGAATGACGTCTTTACGTTCGACATAAACGACGCGACCGTTACGCATCACCCACCACTCTCCAGGTTTAGGCTTGCTCATCCAAAACCTCAACGTCCTCCGGTTTGTACGCGCGGGTGCCCAAACCAACTTTGACATACATCCAAGTTGCGCTGAAGCACCTTTGAAAACCGACTAACTCGCCCTCTTCCTTCAAGGCCCTGCACTGGGCTCCATTGGCTGCATCAAGAAACGTCGCCTGACGCCATCTTTTTTGCCTCCAGTTTGGACCGTCACAGCCTGGAATGTGCTCAATCAAATTAAAACCATGCGTTTCGTCGTCAGGCAAATACCTTCCGTTGGGTGTACACACCGAGACGTCATAGTATTCGCCTCCCTGGTACATAACAATCGCGAACGCATACTCGCCCTGCAAAACAGTGCCGACTACCTGTGCAATCAGGCTCTTGTTTCGACACTGATACCATTGACCAACTTGGATTTTCATACAACTCTGCTCCTTTGCTTCTCCTGCTTGAAATCAAAACCGCACAACTACGCTTCGCCGCCAGACTTGTCAGCCTCAACAGCACTCTCAAGCAAATCGAGATAGCGAGAGTCACGATCTCGCTTCGAGCACTTCTCCATCGGCCATATTCGATCAACCATCGCCAACTTAGCCTGATGATCGCTGACCGCGACAATCCAGACGGTAGCCTGCTCACTCGCCGCCGTGAACAGCAGCATGTCGCGCGTGCGAGCATCTTTGATTGCAGCCAACTCATCATCGTGAACGATTGCTTTCTTTTCTTCCGACATGACAACTCCACCATCCACAAAAGGACAAAACCTAGTAAAGACGCTCAATAGGCGTCACTTCAAAATTCCCGTCTTCATCACTCTGCAACAAGTAATCTTGATAGCTCACTGCGATGACATACGTTTTCTTCCCGAACAACATCTGCCGAATGTCGCAGCAACACTTATTAAACTCGCTGGAAGCCTCCTCGAATTTCTTTTCGGCTGCGATGTATTTCGCGACAGCCCACGATAAATCAGCTTTTTTCTTACGCTCTAATTCTTCGATGTCCTTTGCCGACAACTCAGAAACATCAACAGGTGAATCTGCACTCATCTCTCAAATCTCCTTGTTTTTCATTGGTGGATTTTGTGACAGGCTGTCACAAACCAAATTTCCGTCACTGTTTAACACGAGGTCAAACGCTTTATGGACCTTCCGTATTGCTCGCAAAACAGGGGACTGTTGAATGATCTCGTTCGGATCTTCTAAGTTCCTGTAAAGCGTCTTGCTACCAGCCTTGTTAAGCTGGTCTGCTTTGTTTGGGCGGATCTCCACGAAGAAGTTTTTGCCCTTGTCGCTTATTCGAATGAATCCATCCCAAGATGGAACGTAGAAAAAACGAAGACGCGCCGCTCTGAGCAGAACACCAAAGGCAACTCGATCATCCTTCTTCTTCGCTGCTTTCATGGATTAGAAACCTTTGCTCTTGATAGCCGCCGCTTGCTTCTTGTAAGCATCGCGAACAGCATCACCGACGTGCTTCGGCTCCTTCGCAAGAACGTTTCCTAGCTCCTCCAGCCTTTCCTTGGTTTCAGCTTGCTTGAGAATCTTGCCCCACATCTGGCAATAGAACGGCCACACCGCCTTCTGCACTGGTGGCGGCTCCTTTAGCAAGCTCTGCCCGAGTGGCGGAAGCATCCACGCATCATCGACCTGATTGATAGCGTCTACCCAGCTTTGCGAAGCTCCGTCTAGTTCGATATCTTCCGCCGCGGGAGCTGCACTCGTGGGCTTCGCGTTGATATTGTCCGCCTCGTTGTCTGGCTGACCGCGAAGGTGGAACGCCGAGAGATACGCCGACTTGAGAGCGTAACTGAATGCCTTCCCTGTTGCTTTATCCGAGGTGTCGAGTCCTTGCCCCCACCCCTTGATAGATGTTCGCTCTGTTGGATTATCAGCGTTTACCAACTCAATGGTAATAGCACACTCTGCTTGCCAAGCACCCTTCCCGCCAGTGAAGAATTCCAGCTTCCTGTCGTGAATCTCAGTCACCATGCAGACGACACCATGCTCGACTAGACACGCACGCAACTTGTCGTCAATGTCATCTATCTTGTGATACTGGTACTTATCACCGTAGTTGACCTGCCCGCCTTTACCGACTGCACCCATACGCTCCATCACTTTGACAATGCGCTGATACAGATTCAAATTTGAACTCATAACACTCTCTCCTAGACAAACAGAAACTAGAACTCAAGGCTAAGCGACATCGACTCGTACACCACGCGAGCCTGCTCGACACGCAAGCGAAGCGTATCAACGTATTCAGGATTAAATCCGAACTCGAACACCTTGATACGCTGATGCTCGGGGATCTTGTGAGACACCAGGTGCATCGAATCAACCTTGGCGGACAACTCCTTGTAGTGAGGGTTGTCGTCATCGCAGTTGAAACGAAACCACAATCGCTTCTTCTCTTCTTCAACCAGCTCGAACGGAGTATCTACCAAGACGTGAGCCAAGCGGAACTTCCTTCGACCTGTCAAAGCCATGTACACTTGCCCCTGCGCGTAATAGAGCGGATCAGGGCGGCGCACCTCAACAAACGTGCGAAGCGTCCAAGAGCACTTAGCATCCTCAATCACGTCATCCAAAACAACGTCAGGCGTCCCGGTGAAATGCTCGTCCTCGAACCATTCGTCATTCTTCACTCGGAATCCACCATGAAGATGCCGAGTCATAATGCCAATGATTTCATCTTCGCACATGAGCCCCTTTAGAATCTCGTTACTTACGAGCGGCTCATCGTAACCAAACGTGTTTCGCATCCAGCAATCGCGAATGTAAGACATTGCTGTAGCGCCGAACTCAAAATCGGCATCACGCTTGGCAATCAGCTCCTCCAGCTCTTGCTGCATATTGGCAGTCAAAGGCTTGGCATCTGAATTGTCCTTGCGAGCCTGTAACTCGTCGAGCCTCGCAAGCTGCTTATCCGTGATCGCATTTCCGCCAACAAGCAAGTTGCCGACAGATGACGCACGGAACCTCACCGGCTGAACGCCAGATTCTTCCATTACACACCTCCTAGATAAATCTCCTGTCTGGCTGATTACCAGACGAGACTATCTTAGCGGCATCACCCCAGCGTGCAATAGCACCCTGGGAATTTTCTAGTGGTTTTTGTCTTTTTCAGTCGGGTGCCTGTCTCGATATTCTTCTCGGTTCTGCTGACCGAAAAAAAGACTAGACTTTTGCCGCACTTCCTCAACATTTCGATCAATTCGATTCAGTTGCTCAGCGTGATCCAGGTGCGACTTGGCAGCCGCTTGAATCCATGCGATTGCCTCTCCCTGAGAAGAGACAGCCGATTGGATCTTTTCGACCGTCCTCTCCATTCGTTCCGTCGCAACATCAAGAGTGTCGATATGCGTAATGATCCTTTCTTTCATCGGCTTCAAGATGTCCGTCCCGAGCCACAGAAACGCCTTCCACAATCCCCATGCCACGACAAGCAACAAGCCGCCAAGGATGGTAGTTTCGAAAATCTTGATGATGATAGATGGATCCATTGCGTTTCCTAAATCTTGTACGCGACTCGAACTTGCATGTCAGCAATCTCACGCAAAATCGCATCAGCTTCCCAGTAGCCGATCTTTTCCAAGGATGACGCCCCAACTTCCAATCTGAATCTTGGAACGCCACTTCCTGGCACATCGCCCGCCACGATGTTTACGCCAGCACTCTGCAAAACGGGGCGATCTCGCTCGTTCCACCGCTTGCACCATGAACAGAACTCATTGGAGGCGACAACAATCCTCGCCTTCGACAAGGGCTCTGGCTGGTCGTCTCGCTCGTCTTGACCGCCGCCGTGAGGAGAAAGCCCAAAAGGATCTTGGATCGCGTTAGGAACGGCGTAGAAAACATGCGACGAGTGAACCGTGGATAAATGCCGCTCCCACGTCACCCAAAAGAATCCGCCGTCTCCTTGGCTCTTACCGTGGCTTGAGTGCTCACGGAACTCAAACCGCCCCTTTTGGCGGTTGTAACGAACGTGATCAAGATGCTCGGAATGGTTCCCAGGGCCGATATCACCGACCAAAACACCATCCTTATCGAAATTCTTCCAGTTGCGGCCGACATGGATTGCAATCACCACTGGCTTTCCAGTGACTAGCGCCGCAACAACTTCCTGTTCGCTTGGAGTCGCAAAACCCTCGTGAGCTCGAAACCGAAGGGCTTCTTTATCCGCCTGAGCTGTGTTGTACGCATTTCGCGTAATCTGCCCTTCTTTAACCATCTTGCGGGTCGCAATGCCCTTTTGAGTAATCGCTCGAAGATTGTCGCCAAGCGTACTTCCTTGGTCTCGGCCGCCGTTCACCAGCGAGTAAAGATAGTCGTCGGACAACTCAATCCGAGGCTGACCGCTCACGTACCGAGCCTTTTCCTCAGCGTACGTGGCTGCACTCGACGCGCACTTGCCCCAACCGTTCTGATTCTTCGTCCACGACGAATCGTAATGAGCCATCCCGCCAACGTTGCGCTGATACTCATCGGATTCAACAAGATTGATCAACTCAGAGCGACTTGGAAGGCTACCGAGAGACTGACAGAGAGTCATTAGCCGCGGTGGATCGGGATCAGGAAGCAATCCAAGGCAGTGCACAATACCATCAGGGGAGACAACAGCATCTTTTCCATCACGGAAAATAATTTCGCAACTACTCACCTGTCACCTCCTTTAAGATCGCTTTCAAGTCATCAACCGACTTTGGCGCTGAAAACACACGGTAGCTGTTCGCGTCCTGACTTAAGATCAGCGACGGCAATTCCTTGGTAACAGACAAAAACGGCTTGGCTGCCTCAAGCTCATCGTCATAGGCAGCGATTTTAATACCGCGAGACTCCAGCATTTTGCGAGTTTCGATAGACAATCGAGTATTCGTTTGCGGAATCTGATTGATCGCATCGCCCTGCTCGTAAATCCAGACAGCCCACGCCGGCTTGAACTTCGGGTCAGGCTTTGGAGTAGGGGACGGCTTTGGTTCAGGCTTGGGAGGCTGAGGATCTGGACGAGGATTGACCTCGCCCTCAGAAACAACCTTTAGCAACGTCGATTCACCAGCCGTGATGAGATAATCACCAGGAGGAGCCGCGAAAATGGTGTACGAATCAAATCGCTCGAAGTGATCTTCAGATAGATACGTCCACGATACCGAGCCAGCCACCACGTTAGCGTAGATCGCTTGAACCTTCGCGCCAGCCGGATGATTGATTTTCACTGGACGATCGCGCTTGGCAATCGCCGGAGCCTCCACTTTGTAATGCACCGGCTTGTCTTGCGAGATTCCGTTGATACCGGAACACAAAGCAAGGCACATCACCAAAACGTAAGAAAGGTTGTTCATGTTTGATCCTCTGCCTCAAACGCCAATCGAACCGGAAACTACGAAACTTGACCGAGCGTAATCTCGGTGCCGTCGTCATCAACACACACTTGGCTATCACGGATGATGTCCAAGACTTCCTTGGCGATGCTGACAGCTTCCTCAAGGTTGATGCAACTCAGGATGTCAAAGATCGAGCAATCGCCATCTGGGCATCGCTTACACTCTTGAAAAAGAGCCATGATCCTTTTTCCGACCGCAAGCACTCTCGCCATCGGAAAGCACCTAAGAAAGCTGAGCATATCCAAAATACCCATGCTAACCTTGGGGCTACTCAGTTTGACCGTCAACGCGGACGCATCGGCAAGCGGAGCGTCACAAATACCATCTGGGCAATCGTCGTGCTTACGAACAGTCTTTAGAAACACAGAAACAAGCTGAACAATCAGCAACAGAAAATTCGACATGCTACACCTCTGAAAAAGGGAAACCTGAGCGCGACACAGCGTCACGCTCAGAATAATACCAAAACACGCAACTGAACGAAACAATACTACCTTGAAAACACCTTGCGAAGTTGCTGCAGCCGATCGCTCAAAGCGGCCTTGTACACCGGAACACCGCCACGCATCTCTTTAGCCGATCCGTAGGTAGACTCCCAGTGCTTAATCAACAATCGCCTTGCTTCCGTCAACGTTATCCCTGACCGCTTGAGTGATTCAATCGCTGCTTTTTGCTCACTGACCGACTGATTGAAAGACTCAACAGACTTAGCGGCCTTGCGATTCGGAACGGTTGAAGCTGCATAAACCAAGCTCTGCTGCTTTTCTTCTCGACGCCGACTGATCTGAGTGAGCTGCTCCCGAGTCAGATACTCTTTGTACTGAGGATCTGGAGAATCGAACTTCATCCGCTTAAGATCCTTTTCAAACAACTCCTTTCGCTTTTCTGGAGTCGCTGTGCGATACTTCGACTCAGGTCCATAGGTGCTAGCGCCCATACCATGCAGAGATAGTAGAGTAATTAGCGCGCCCTGCGGTATCCCTCTCGATTCTGCCGTCTCTCTGATTTCCCTGATGGACAGCGGGAAGAACAAATTCACTATCGAAGAGTAAGGCGTCATTGTCTGACCAACTACATTTTCCTCTGCTGCAATGTCGAACACAGCACCAGGTATAGGCGCCAACTTAGATCGCAAGAAATTACCAACAACCCCAGGAACTCCAGAACTGGCATACTGCTCATCTTCTCCTCGCAACGAAACCACCGTGCCATCATCTCTAACTCGCTTCCCTGTTGCGATGCGGCTCGCTAGAACGATGACTTGCGACAATCCAGACATCGGGTCGATTCGCGTCTCACCAAACTTGAGCTTCAAGAGGTCGCTCGACCGAAGGTCCAGGCTAACTGTAGGCTTTTCTTCTTCGTCGTCGCCGCCTAGCAATCTGCCAAGAGCAACAGTTAGCCCCAAGAACGACATGACGCCAGCAGCGTGCCGAGCATATTCAAGTGCAATCGCCTTCTTGACGCGACCAGACACCTTTCGACTTCCGAGCAACCACAAAGGCAACCCGAGGTACTGAAAGCGAGACGCTACGAATCGAGGGGCGAAGAACACCATATTCATCTGCTCTGCCCATCTCATCATCGGGCCAAGGTCCGATCGCCCTGTCGCCGCATTGATGTACATAGCGATTACTTTTGCCTCGTCGGCCGTAACTTGACCACCACGACCAAGGTTAGCAATCAAGTGCTTGAACAACTGGAAGCGGATTCCATTCAGAAACGTCATGTAGCCACGAGCCGAAGCCGCAACAGGCCACAATGCGATTTTACTTTTGTCGTTAAGCCATGTTCCCTGCGCGCCGATTCCATCTCTAGCCCATCGTCCCATGTACGCTTCTTCCTGCTTGGTAATCTTCCCTTCCTCTTCCGTGATTTGCAGGCCGGCGGTAATTGCAAACTGATACAAATCGTCTTTTCGAATCTCTTCCGCCGTCTTGAACTCCGAAGATTTGCTCAGCATGGCTCGGTACATATCCTTCGCGACCGCTTTAGCCATCATCGGATGCCCAAACGCAACCGTACCGCCTTGACGGAACACAGCAGACGCGTCGATAGACGTCATCAGCGCCCGAGACAGGTGAGCCGTTTCTTTGATGTAGTCCCAAGCTCTTTCCCGAGGGCTCATGTTAGCCAATCGATAGTCAGAAGCCATTCGATAGAACTGATCTTTCACGTCAGCTAGCTCTCGCTTGAGATCTAATTCCTCTTGGCTTAATATTCGAACTTCTTTCCGTGGCTTTGGATCGAACTCGCTCTTAGCTATTCTCTCTTTGTAGTCTGCAATCTGCTTGAGTAAGTTCGCTTTGTACGCTTTTTCAATCTGTTCAGGTGTACGTTTTCGAACACCAACCAACGAATCACGCTGAGCACGCAGAGCCTCAATGCGAGCTCTCTTAGCATCCAGTTCAGGAGTGGAAATTGGCTGAGCCTGCTTCTTGGCGTTGAACTCGCCTGTTCGCAACTGCTTTTCGAGGTCGGCAATTACCCTATCGAGAACACGATTAGTCGCCGCGATACGCTGATCCATCGTCGCTTCTGGCTTGGGGAACATTGCCTTGTAATCAGCCATCAGCTCATTTCTCTTTTTACGGAGATTGTCTAGCTCAGTGTCTTTGCCTGCCAAATCACGCTTTTGGCTTCCAGCAATAGGCTGCTTAGTAACGTTGACAGCCCTATCCAAGTCGTAGATTCTGTTTCGAAGAGCTGTCTTTGCTGCTCCAATAGCGGTCTTTAACTGCGTGTTTTCATCAGTAACTCGATACTTTCCGTTTCGCTTTTCTTGATTGACTTCTCGAATCAAATCTCGCAATTCATTACTTGGCTCCTGCCTTCCGAAGCCTGTCTTGGCTGGAGCAATACCCGCTTCCATGTCTTGCAACTTGGATAGCTGGAGCAACTGCGCATTGATGTCCGCAATAATCTTGTCGTACTCGTTGTCTGATGGAGGAGAGTATTGCCCATAACCGCTCAAAGCGTCCATCGTCTCACGCTTCGAAATCTCGGGATCAATCTCCTGTAGAGACTCCCAAACACCTTGCAGCACATCATCACGCTCGGTAATGCCCGCCTCGACAAGGGAACGCTCAATCTGCTTGGCAAGCCGCGACAAGCCTCTTGTATCGCCTTTATCCATCGCAGGAACAGGAATATCACCGTTCTCGCTCAACTCCTTCCAAGCCGTTGCAAACGCGGCACGAACCGAGACAGGAAGTTCTGCACCGAGATCCTTGCGGATGTTTGCCAAGAACTCACCTAGCGAGAATACACCGAGGTCGACGTACGCCTGAACGACTGACTTGGCTTCGCTAGCCATCATCTCATCTTCCGTCGCGTATAGAGAGCCAGTGTCGTCGGCTGAACTCAACGCAAAGACAGATGCAAACTTGTTCTTGAACGACGTGAGCTTATCGACCGCCTTCTTGCGGATCGCTTCTGGAATCCGTCCGCCTTTCTTTTTGCTGTCCTCAATCTGAGCGTCAACGTTCCTTTGTCGCTCAAGGTCCAACTTCTCTTGGTTTGCTTTGGCAAGATCGCCTTCAAGCTCAGCCACCCTCGCAGCCAGTTCGCGAATCTTTGCCAACTGCTCTTCGTTCAACGCATTGCCAGCGTTTGCTACACGAGCCTTGCGAATCAAAGCAACCGAAGAGAAATCTTTAGCTAGCTCAATCTGACGAGCTACCCCAGCACGGCCCCATTCTCGACCAGCAGCCTTTGCAGCCTCCTCGATCTCAGCAAGAGCGTTCTGAATAATGTCCGTGTCTGTTAGCGCCTGAGCAGAAGCCAACGAGTCACCATTGTCCTTTGCTTTGATGAGCCTATCCGAAGCCTTGATAAGCTGGTTAGTTACTTGGCGGTAATGCAGCTGCATGACAGCAACTTCGATATTGCTCAAGTTGCGAGCCTTCTGATTGATCTCTTTTACAAGGCGATCGCCAAGCATCGGATCATTACGGAGCATCGTTTCCGCAGCTTCCAGCCACTCTTCTTGCGTCTCCGAAGCGACGTCCACTAAGCCTGGGACACCTCGCCGGAACCGAAGCTCATTGACAACTTCGTTCTTGATACTGGTAACGAAGTCATCATTTTTTGACAGGCTGTCAGCACTTTCGATATCGCCACTTCGCTGCACCAATTTGTCAAAAAGGGCACGCACTTCGCTTGGCAATGGACCGCCAGTGATTTGCTGAATGTTTCGGTAAACACCCTGCATCCAGCGAGCAATCTTCTGGAACAATCCTTTCAGTCCGCTGCTAGGAGGATCGATTCCTTCGAACCAGTACTGCTCCCACATCTTGGCGAACTTCTCTTCGTTCTCAACCTTCCAGACGCCGTTCTCGACGCCAATCTCCTTCTCCAGTGCGATGATTTCGGAATCCGTAATTCCAGCCCGTTCGCTTTGAGGAACCCTGCGATTGAGCAGGAATCGACGCAACGGGTGGGCAATCTCATGGATGAACGTGGACACGTCCGCTTTGTCCGTTGCACCGATGATGGCTCTGGTCGCACTGATAAACGATGTCCAACCCTTGATGTAGTCGCCTCCCCCTTGGAGAGCCATTTCCTCCAGCTTCTTCGGAACAGGCGAACCGAACGGAGCAAAACCAACCTTGTCGAACGAAAGACCAACACGCTCCATGATGTCGAGCGCCGCGTTAATCTGCTCATCGGACAGGCTAGAACTCGGGAACGCTGCCCTAGCCATCGAAAAGACTTGTTCTCGAGTTACGCCGGGAGTACCCAGGACATCGCTTGTGCTGCGAACGCCTGCGAATCCGGCAATCTGAGCCACCAGCCGCAAATAGGGTCCAATTTCGCGTGTACGACGTTCTCCGAGCGACTTGACCGAATACGCGACCAGTTTGTCGAACGAGTTTATGTTGGCGTCCATCGCAGCCATGGCGATATCGATAGCCTGCTTCTCGATAGTCGAGTCAACGTCACCCGATTCCATCTGAGCAAGGTCGGCCGGAAGATCGCTCAACTTGTTTCCAAGGTCAGGGTTTTTATGGAAGCTACGAAGTTCTTCTAGGTTTTTGAATATTGGCTCGCCTTGTTCATCGAGCACCTTATCAGCTCGAACGGCTACCGTATCAACACCGTCTTCATACAAAACGTGCGTGTCAGACCTATACCCGGAAACAGCGTGCTCTTCCAATTCGAACTTGGCACCATCTGAAGACTCTTCGCCGGTTACTCTTTCTCGATAGAGCTCTGCTTGCATATCCGCCATAGCTTGCGGAACTGCAGGTCGCTTTCTCTTTTTGACGAAAATAGACGTTCCAATTGGAGCAATATTTCGGAACCAAAAAGAAGAACCTTCAGGATTAGACTCCAGTTCCGCAACCAACGCTTTTAGCTTAGCTACTTTCGCGTCTAGTTGTTGCTGCCTTACGAACGGAAGTTTCGCTGACTCATCCGCAGATTTAACAAAAGACTCCTTTTTAGCTTTTTCAGCTTTGCGAGCATCAATTCTCTTTCCAACGTTTCGCAACACACCATCCATACTAGCAAACGACGGATTGATTTCGAGAAGCATCTTTTCAGCGTGCAACTGACCACCGCTTATGAAAATGCTTACGCCTCTATACTCAGCAACCTTTCGCTTGTCAGACGCTTTTACGCGATCCTCGGTCGATTGCGTACGTCCATATCTCTCGACAATCATCTCCAGAGCGTCCGTAATAGCCTCAGCCCCAGAGATGTTCTTATCAGCAACCTTTATCAAGTCGCTCAACACCATCGTAGGCTCAACGGACTTGCCTGACTCTGATTTTTGAGGACGTGAATCCTGGTATGCCTTCTGAATTGCAGACAGATCATCAATCTCTCTTGTAAGACGAGGAATGTCTCCTGTCTTTTGCTTATGCGCCTCCCAAAGAGAATCTTGAATTGTTCGGTAGTGCCTGTCCTTGGCTTCCTTTAACTTGACGATTTCTCTTTCGAGACGGAATCGCTGCTGAATACGAGGATCTCCTACCGCAGCCGAAAACGTCGCTTCAAAATCTCCTTCGCCTTCTTCATCCATATCGACATCACTCATGTCGATAATTCGCTCGTCTCCTTTATGGTGCATGAATCGATTGATAAACCGATCCTTTGTCAAAAGAACCTGCCATCGTCGACCGTCCTGCGGTCCTTCTGTCAGATACCGATGCTCGTGAACAGTGTTCCATCTGTTTCCTTGCCGGAATCCTCGACCGTTTCTTTGCTCAAGAGCTCCTGGCATCCAAGGAGCATCTAAATGGTGCATGGCAACAAGATTCTCCTGCGCATTGACACCAGTACCTAACGTCTCCGTTCCGCCAATCGCGAAACGGATTTCACCCCTGTTCATTGCACGAGCTGCTTCCGCTCTCTGCTCTTTATTCATGTTTGAGAACAAGGCAATTTCACTTTCAGGAACACCTTCTTCCATCAGACGACGCTTAATCTCCTTACCCAAGTTGAAAATCTTGACGTTTTCAGTGATAGGCTTTCCATCGTTGTCTCTTCCAACAACCCGCTTTGCAGAATCTTTATGCCCCATCTCCATGAATATCATCTGCGTGGCTTTAGGATGCGAATAGTAGTAATCCATCGCATTCACAAGCATCTTGTTGATCTTCAACCTTGGATCGCGAGGATCCACAAGACTAGCATCTACCCCATCCATCAAGCGAGGATCAAGAGCCAGCTTCACGCCTTCGCTATTGAGAACCAAAGGCATGTACTCTCTTGTTCGAAGAAGCTCAAACTTCGCTTTGCCTGTTGCTTGCTTAAGCGTCCTGTACCGCTCCTTTAAGTTTTCGCTCATCAGCTTTTGAATCGGCATCATCTGCAGCGTTTCGTTATGCACTTCCTTGTATGGACGACCGACAACAGGCTCTCCCTCTTCAATTCTTCCATCTTTTGTTGGTCGCGGAACAAACTCCGGCATGTCGCTCCCGAAAACCGTATCCATGTACTGTCCGATAGATGCTCGCAATTCCGGAAGGTTTACAAAGCTAGTTAGGCGCACAAACTCTTCGTACGTTCCGCCAACAGACAGTTCGTCGCTCGTTTCCGCAGTAGCAAACGTGTTGAACCATCCATCCCAATCCTTTACTCCAACTGCTTGCATTTCATCAGGCATGATGAATCGCTGCATGTTATAGATTTCATTCAAAGTGTTTGTGACTGGAGTTCCGGTAAACAAAAACACTCCCCGTCCATTTTGCGTCCCGCGAATGTAGTCAGACAGAAGCATTAGTGAATTGCCAATGTTACTCGACTGCTTATTCAGCCCCTTTACTTGCTGACGAGTAGCAATAGGAATTTTTTTGAAAATATGCGCCTCGTCGACCATGAGCATATCAACACCCATGTCTTCAATGAAAATAGTAGATTCGCTAGCGGAATCCGCCTGAGCTTCTCGAATGCGCTCTCGCAAACGGAGGCGTTCCTTAACAAGCTCTTTCGCGGTTCTTTGCTTGAGCTTCTTCAAATCGTCGTCGTCTATGTTGTCTAAGTTCTCTGGCATACTGCCTTTGAACGGACTGTCGTCTTCATTGAAAGCCTCAAGCGCTGCAGCTTCCAATTGATCCATTTGCTCTTGAAGAAGCTTTTCAAGCGTCTCAGGGCGCATCTTCAGCTTATCAACAAGCGAGTGTGGAATCACAATCAAATCCCAATCCTCGGTAGCGATAGAAGCCATTGCCTGACCTTTATTCTTCGAGTCGAGATTGTCAACATAAAGAATCTTGGCTCCAGGATAGGCTTCCTGTGCTTCTCTATACACCGCTTGCGAGTTTGCATTATGCGCAAACAACACAGGCTTGTTGGCTAAGCGAAGCCGGCGAGACTCTATTGCCAAGGCTGCCATAGTAAGCGTCTTGCCTGTACCGACCTCGTGCGCGTACAGCCCTTTCCCTGAAACAATTCCACGCCAAACAGCCGCTTCTTGGTGCTTTCGAAGCGAAAAAGGATCTTCTCCCCTCTGTAACGCAAGACCTTCAAACAGCAAAGGAACCTTTACTTTGTTCCAATCTGGAGTTGCCACAGATCGGTGATCTTCGTTGTACGCTTGAGACAGCCTTGCAATTCGGTCGGGAGTTTGCCAAATCCAATCCTTGAACTTGTCTTTCAATTCGTCAATCTTGGCGTTAGCTTCAAACGTCGCCTCTTCGTCCTTGACGTTGTTTCCTTCTGCATCTTTATAGAAAACGGAAACACGACCGTTATTCATTGCCGCAGAAACCATCTTCGAAAACGGAACTTCCATGTGTCCGTGAGTCACAACTGCTGGAGAATTGTTTACCGATCCAGCGAAGTCTACCTTCCACCCTCGAATAGCCTTTAGCACTCTGGTGTTTTTCGGATCCTCTCCCAATAGGTCAGCAACAAACTGCGTGTAATCCTCCGCTGGAATCCAGGGAGCGCCCATGCTTACTTGAATTTGGTTGTAAACAAGAGGCTCTGGCATGACAGATTTTGCCGCTTCGATAGATCGCTCGAGCCCATTCACGCCTTCGTTCTTCGCAGCTTCGAGCTGACGAATCTTTCTTGCCATATTCCCTGAGAGGAATACATCCGCAGCGTCATATAGGTCTTCGCCAGTCTTGTAGATCAACCCTTCTTTCTCAAGAACAGCAATCACGTCAGCTTTCGGCATCTGCGCAGACTTCGCAACAGCATCCCAGTCAATATCCACGGAGTTGTTACGAGCCAATGCGAAAGCATCGATAGGGTTCAGTTTTTCGTTTACGCGAGGTGGCTGACGAACAGTCGTCTTGGTAAAAACAGGACGCTTCTCGTACTCTCCGTTCGCTGTTTTCATCTCCAAAGACGCTACCGCGTTAGCTATCGCATCGCCAGAAGCCTTGAGATAACCGATAGCCTTACTTTCGGTAATTGGACCGTATTTGCCTATGAACGCATCGTAAAACTGATTGAGCTGCTTTCGCTGCTCAGCCGCATCCTCACCCCTGCCCTGCAATTCAAGCACTTGCTCAAGAGAGTCGCGAACTTTAAGAAGCGAAACCATCTCGTCACGAATCTTTTTGACAGTCTCTGGCTTGCTCCCAGCGCGGTACCAATTGACGTACTCTTTGAGAGGCATCAACTGCTCGCCCTTGGCAATGTACAGTTCATCACCCTGATGAATAACTGTGTTCTGCCGAAGTTTCTTTTCGTTTGCTCTCTCTCTTCCTTCGTTCGCTGTCCTTTCAGTATTCAAAATGTTTTCAGGGACTGACTCGATCGCTTTCTGCCATCTTTCAGCCAAGTCAGAAGGCTTGTCGACAATCATGCCAGGACGACCACTCGTTGTGCCGTTACCATAGTTGATCGTCCCCAATACGTTTTCTGGGTGCAGCTTCCAGTAGTTATTCACATCTACCTTTTGCCCAGACGGTGTATCCATCTCGATAACATCAATCCACTCCTGATTAACAGAAGATGGACTCTCTCCATCTTTTCGCTTACGAATGATAATCAAGTCCGCAACAACCTTCGTCTTGGCATATCGTTCAAACGCACCAGTTGGGAATCGGAACGCTGCAATCAAGTCGCCTCTATCAGACAACTGTTTTCGAAGCAGCTTAGCCTCGTCCTTGCCGTCCATCGTCATATTCGAAGTCACGAACGCCATGATCCCACCCGGCTTTGTCTGATCGATAGCCTTGCGGAAAAAGTAGTTGTGAATCGAGTACGGCATTCGATACATTCGATCGTGAATCTTGTAGTTACCGAACGGGACGTTAGTAGCCGTTACGTCATAGAAATCATTTGGCGTCCTGCTATCCTGATACCCCTTCTGTTGAACGTTGATTTGTGGATAGAGCATCTTTGCCATGCGAGCGGTAGCTTTATCCAACTCGATAGCAGTAAAGTTAGTTCGATCCATGATGTCGCGAGGCATCATGGCTGCGAAATTACCGATACCAAACGATGGCTCAAGGAACCTACCACCCCTGAACCCCATCCTTCTAAGCATCTCCCACATGCCTACAACAACTTCTGGATCAGTATAGTGCGCGTTGGGAATCGACTCCTGGGCTGATCGCCACTCTTCTTCACCTAAATGTTCTCGAAGCCATTCATTCTCGGACTCCCAATCCTTCTTCACCTTCGGATTGTTCCAGTTTCCTTGGAAGAGCTCTTGTCCAAATGCACCCCACCCAATGTATGAAGCAATCGTTTCCAATTCTTCCTGAGTAGGCGCACGTCCAGACTCTTCAAGTTCTTGCGATAGCTCCAATGCACGAACGTTCCGAGCAAACTTGTCTTTGAGACCGCGACCAAGAATGATGTCAGGGTTAGTCAGATGAAAGTTTGGACGAGATGATTTTGGAGCTAGGTCTATTCCTGCTCCATCTCCTGGCTTGGTGAATCCATCTCCTCCGGTTTCTCCGGATCCAACATCAACACCTCCCGGCACATCAGTTCCGCTTCCGACATTGCCAACTTCTCTTCCGTCACCAGTCGCATCACGTCCTGATTGAACCGACTCCGCGTTACTATCGCGTAATCCTCCAGAATCCCTTGCTCCTCCAGCCTTTTCACCATTTGCGGGCTGTTCTCCCTCCAGTGTTCCAGAAGTTGCTGCACTTCCGGATTTTTCTCGGTCAGCGTTGCTTCTGCCAGTTCTTTCTTGATCTGGCTCACCCATCTCTGTTCTAGTACCATCTGCTTTCTCTCCTAAGTAATCAATCACGCTTATTGCAGGGTCAGAAACAATTTTCTGTCTTTCAAGAGCTCTCCATCCAGCTTCCATGTACGGCGCAAACTCTCTTGCGAAGTCGCTTCCAAAGTTTTCAACAATCGCATCTACATACGCACCAAACGTGTCTTTGCCTGCACGAACGTAAAGCAAGGAAACCTGAACAATCTTTTTAAGGCTATCCCTGTCTATCGTTTCAGCAGGAATGCTTTGAAGCAAAACATCAGGATCCGGTTTTTGAGCCTTCAAAGAACGAATATCAGAAGCAAACTGCTTCATCGCATCGTTAGCCGCCTTCAACGCAGCAGCCTTTGCTGCCGCTTCAGTATCGATCGGCTCTTTTTTAGGTCGTTTCTTCCCTGTCAGCTTCTCTCCTAATGGTTTCTTAGCTGCTGGAGCCTTGCCGTCCTTACGTCCAGTCCTTTTCTTTGGCTTCTCTTCCGCCAGTATCTCAGCAAGGACATCATCTGCCGCATCATCCAGCGTAAGTACCCTAGTCGACTGCGATACAGGGATATCATTTAGTGGAGGATCAATTACGCTCTTGATTGCTTCTGGCAATGACTCAAAAGTCTGATTCATGTCACTGAACAAAGACGCAGTCTTTTCACCGATTCCAAGAGCTCCAATAAGATCCTTCATCGCGTTTCGGAACTTCGTTGGCGACATCTCGTATAGAGCATGAACCAACCCCGCAGCCGAGTAATTGCGATACCCAGGACCAGCGATCAATTGTTGCTGGTCCATGAAATAGCTCTGAAGCGAACCGCCTGCTTTTCTATCTGCAACGTATCCGTCGTATGCTTGAACGGCTTCAAGCAAGTCACTAAGCAACTGCTTGCCATGCTTCTTGTCTGCCATGCCTTTCGCTAAAGGACCAATTGCAGACAGAACCTTTTGTTTCACTGACGGCGCAGCATCTCCTAAGACAGTCGCATCTGGAATCGCCTTCGCTGTCAATAACTGTTCTATTGCTGACTTTCCATCTGAATTCAAATCGCTCGTAACTGGATCGACATAACGGTCGGTCTGCTTAGTGGTCCACGCACCATCCTTCACCAAAGCTCGAACAATGCGATCGGCGTGCTTTGGGTTAGCCATTGCGTCACGAAGACTCAACGTGTCATCAGACGCAAGAATGCCAGCAATCAAATCAACAGTACCTTCGCTAACTCGCTTAGCTTGCGACACAGCATCCGTCGCCTGTGACTTAGAAGCTGAAAGAGCCTCGTTGAGCAACGACGAAATGGTAGTCTTGTCAAACACCTCATCTAGCACTCGAACAATAACAGGCTCTTTTAGCTTCCCAATATCCTTTTGGTCGATACCAAACTTCTCTGCCTCGGATTGTATATGCGACTTGAGTCGTGCAGCTTGCTTTCCAGAGTATGCCAACTGCATTCCCATTGAACGTGCGTTACCACCAAGAACGGCACCGAACTCATCTAAGATAGGTGGACCATCGATAGGAGACTGCGTATCAGACGTTAACAGACTTACCTTGTCCGGAAGAACTTTCGATATTTTCTCGACAGTCTCTCGAGAGTCCGCACCTTGCTTTGGATCGTGATATGGACGTTCGTTTTCTAAAGCCCCTTCGTTCCTGGCAAAGTTGCGACGCGCGTCATGAGACGGAATTAGCTTTTCGGCTTCGATTGCGTAGTATGTTGCTTTTCGAGTCTTTCCATCCGCTGTAATAACTGCCGTGGACTTTCCTTTGACACCAAACTCCGATATCGGGACTCTATCTTGTCCCACTGTTCCTGCACTTGACTGCTTTGGTTCTTGTCTTGTTTCTGACTCATCGCCTACCTCTTTCTGCTTCGCCTTAGATTCTTCTTTTTCAGCGTCAGCAAGCAGTCTTGCCAACTCTTTTTCTCGGCTAATCAAACGATCATCAACAACTCGCCCTTGAGCTGCAATTTTCTGCCTAACAGAATCGAGCATCCCTCGAATTTTTGAAACAGACATTCCATCGTCGTTCTTTTTTGCTGGTGCGTCAGAGATTTTCTCTGCTGGTTTCACTAATTCAGCAACGGCAAAATACTTTCCTGGATCTTGCATCGCCTCTTCGAACGTGACGTTCTCTTTCTTTCCAGCGCCGCCAGCCGCATTACGCAAGTAAAACGAAACGTTGTCTCTACCAAACTCTGCACCGAGAGCGCCAAGAGCAGCAGGATTCGTAAAGTGCCCAGAAACTTGACGAGGCTTGTATTGCTTCGACTTCTCGACGACCGAACGCAACAGGCTCCTGCCTGATCCCTTTTTGGCTCCCTTCTGCGCAGCAAACATGTCGATGTATATTTGCGACGTATCGCCATCGAAACGCAACGTCGCTTCAGCCTTACCTACTCCTGTGCTCTCAACCTTCAATCCATACGTGTCGCTGTCGTACTGAACCCAATCAGACTTGTTTTTGGCGACAGGCTCTACTTCTTGACCTCCGCGATCTGGAACTGAACTAGCAACAGGCTTTGCCTCTTTCTTGGGTTTCATCTTGACCATCTGGTCGGCAGTTTGCGTAACCATTCGAGCTCCAATGACAAGCTCGTACGTTCCGTCTGAACGCTTTTTGGTGATTTTCGCCTTCTTCTCATCTGACCATGGAACGCCAACTTCTTCGCCAACTTCAAACGTAGCGTCTGGAGCTTGCAATGTGCTTTTAGGAACAGTGCGATACTTGGTGTCACCATCCAGGGAAACAACCACATTGTCGCCATCAAGGACCTTGAAGATTGAACCTACGCTGTCTTCTAACTTTTCTCCTGATGCTGTCGTTTGAGCGGGAACGAACACTCGTTCGTCTCGCTTCCATTGCTTCGCAGAAGCAGGAACGATTTCTGGCTTCTGTTCCGACGAGTACTTGCTCGCTAGCTTGTTCAAATTCTCAAGACCGACCTTCTTGTCCGTCTCGAAATCTCCGGTCATACCTGCGCTGATTGACCGCAAGTCCTCAACTGATCGAACAACACCACGCTCTTGCCCCTTGAGAGCCAATTGCTCGAACAACGGAGGCTTAGCCATCTTCTTGAGGCTTCCGCTTTGCAGATCATTCCAAATCTTGTCGTACATTCCATCGACAACTCCAGCCCCAGCAGACTGCATCGATTTGGAAATCTCTTCGGAAGGCATAGCTTGAGACGCAGCAGGTGGAGTTGTACCACCTTGCTGCTCTGTTGCTTGCCTTGCTTTGAGGCGTGCCTTTACTTCTTCTTCGAACCGCAGCCTTTTCGCTTCATCGATTTGTCCATCGCCTTGCCCGACTTGGGTTTCGACTGGCTGCTCTTGCTGCCCTTGTGACTCGCTTTGTTGTCGTACGCCATTATCAACTCCTTCAGTAGTGATGGGCTGTTGCCCAGGAATTGGCGGCACAGTACCGCCTTGTGTTGTCTGACCTGCAACCGCCGCTCGGCTTTGCTCCCAGGCTTGTACACGCTCAGCTTCTTCTGGCGCTCGCTTAAACAACGCACGGTCGCCAAGAACGATTTCAGCCCACTTGTGAGCACTTGGTCGAGTCTCGAGCGATGCAATGCGAGACATCTGCTCTGGCGTCAACGGAGGCTGACCAGGAATCGCAGGAGGTTGCACCGGGGGAGCCGTGGGTGGTTGTGACGGAGCAGGAGGTTGTATCGGCGTAGGAGGAGCCGCGGCAGGCATCGGAGGAGGAGATGGCTGAACGGGAGCAACGGGAGGCATTCGAGATGCTTCCTCGGGAGTTTTTGACAGCGTGTCAGCACTTTGTTCACTGGGAATTTGTTGGTTTCCAGTGAAATCACTATACGCCGATTGCGCAGCTTCGCCTGTCCCAAACAGACCGCCAACGACCGCTCCTTGGGCGCCAGCCTCAGCCCACTTCATAAAGTTCTCTTTGGTGAGAATCTTCGCTTTGGGATCGTTTATTCTCGCATTCACATCGCCAAGGAACTCTTGGAATCCTTCCTGAACTCCTTCTTCGCCGGCATTTCTCACCGCGTCCCACAAATAGCCAGCAGCCATTCGAGGACCAGACTTACGAGCCACTTCCGCAGCAGCCGTTTTGCCAATGAACATTCGCAAACCGGACGGAACAGCACCCAACGCAGCTTCGGAAACACCGGAAATCTGACCGAGCGCCAACGCACTCACTGGATTGTCGATTCCCTTTTCCTTCTGTTCACCCCACATGCCACCGCCTTCATGCAGCGCCGTGGTTTGCGAGACAGCAACACCAGCACCAACCTTTTTAGCGACAGTGTTCCTGACAGACTGCTCAGCCATTTGCTCAGCAGCTTCTTTCGCAATCCCTTTCTTGATGTACTGCTCAGCGACTTCACCGATGGCTTTTTTGATAGCCGCCTTGCTGAACATACCAGCGATCGCACCAATTGGAGCCGTAACAACGTCTCCAGGATCCGGACCAGGAACCAGCATTGCACCCGCAGCAGCACCAGCAGCACCGCTGATTGCAGATTCAGCCAATGACGGAGCCGCAGCACCAAGAGCACCAGCAGCCCACTTGCCCATGTTGCCAGCGCTGCCAAATGCACCAGATTTAGGGTCTGCAGAAAAAAACTTGTCCACCGTAGCAGGATTCTCAGACGCTTGACGCATCTCCTGCTCGTATTTCTTAAATCGATAACTAGCCTCTACGGGATCTCCGATGGCAGACTGCCCAAGACCAATTGCGCCTTGCAAAGTCCCCTGCATCGAATCAATCCCTCGCGACAACCCTCGCATGAACTCATTGCGACCCGAGGTATTATCTGCAGCCTTTGCCTTAGCCTCTCTTTCTCGCCTTGCCTTGGCAAGCATGACAGACAATTCGTAAGCATCAAGCTGTTCGGATTCGCTCTGACCATCTGCCATTATCTATGTTTCCTTGCGAGTTTATTGTTTAACAGGCTTCCAAGCGTCTCTTTTTTCGTCAGCCATTCTGTCCTGGAATCCGCCAGTAATGCTACTTTCGAAATTCTTCTGCAGCTTGTCAGTGTACTTCCTGGCTAAGATTTGATTATAGACATATTCCTCGGCATCGCTGCGGGACATTTTCCCTTTCATCGCAACGTGCGAAATCACCTCATCCATGGTCGGCATTTTCTGGAAGGCTCGAACGCTCGCTCTGGAGTCAAACATACCCATTTCGTCCCAGAGAGTATTCAGCACGCCTTGCTCTATTTGTGGACCACCAGTTGATTTCCTAGAAGGCTTCTTACCTACAGCCGCCTCTCGAATTTCTTCGTACATTTTCTTGGAGGTCTTTCCACTGCCAGAGACTATCGCCGAAACGTAATCTTGGTCGTCAATTTCTCCGAGCTCTCGCTTGACTCGAAGCTCAGCCAATATATCGGCAGCTTCAGTAACCATTCCCGACTTGGCTTTCTTTCTGGCAACGCCTACAAGCTCTGTAGGCGGTATAGACATTTCTAATAAATCAAGAACTTTGATGGCATCAGGATTGTTCGCAGAAGCCTCTGCCAGTAAAGCAGAAACATTCTCTCTTGCCCCCATCTTCTTTCTTATTTCGGTCTTCTGCTCTTGAGTGCCTGATTCGAACGTTTTCAACGCTTCTCCAATAATTCCAGCAATTAGAGGCCGCGTCTGCTGTGGCTGAGCCACAACTGCTGACGAATTGCCAGCAGCAAGCGGCTGCGCAGCTGGCACCGCAGAAGCGGCGACGCCCTGAGGAACTCCGGCCGAAACCATGCCAGCTCTGTCTGTCGGCATCGTCGCAGGAGGAGTCACCGGAGCCTGAGCCTGACCTTGCGGGAAGCCGTTTTCTACCAATGCTTCGCGTCCAAGCTGCGACATCGCCATCATCTCGGTATCTGGGAACGTATCCAAGACATTGCCAACGGTCTGCATAACCGCTGGAGATACTGTTCTTGCAGGAGGAGCCACCGGAGCCCCCTGAGGCGCCCCAGGAGCGGCAAGCTGAGCTCCTTGAGCCATAGGCGAACCAGCCTTAGGAAACATGCTATCTTGGAGATTATAGTCTTGCATAACCATCTCCATAGCAGCTTTCTTCATAGCCTCCCTGGATTCAAAAAACGGCATCTCACCAGAATCTACAAGATCTTGCAGTTCTGATTCTTTTGCCGCGACAGCGCTCGCAAACTCCTTTCGGTTAGCATCGTAATACGCCTGCGCTGGTGTCAACTGAGGCTGGTTAGCGGCTTCTGTCATCCACTCCTTTCCAGTCCTGACGTCCTTAACAACGAACTGAGTGCCATCAGGGTACTTCGATGGATCTACATACCCTCCGCCACTTGGAAGACGATGCACCAAGTTTTCGTTTTCACGCTCGTACAAAGGCTTCACAGGAGGTATTTGCTCAAGAGCACTGGACACTCTTTCGTAGTACGGATTCGCAAATTCCACAGCCTGCGGTTCATCAAAAGCTTTTCCCCGAATTGCAGCAGCTCCTCCAACCAACCGAAGCAACTCCTGCCTTACGGGAGCAGGAAGATCTTCACGTGACAATGCGTTTTGCGCCATCTTGGTCGTCATGTCGATCCGAGAATCAAAACCAGCCTGCTGCCTCTCTCGCTCCATATTCTGGAGACCAAACTCGCGAGCCTCTTTAGCTTGCTTTGCTCGAAAGTCTTGGTCTTGCTCTTGCCTCATCCTTGACAAAAGATCGTTCTTGAAGTCTCGATCTTCTTGCCAAGCATTTTGCATCTGCTGCTTTTGCATGTCGAACGCGCGGTCCTGCATGGCATTCATCTGATCCATGTCGTACTTGCGCTGCTGCTGGACGAGCTGTTGCCCATACTTTCGCCGCTCAGAGCCGCCCGAAGCCAAATTAGCGCCGAGTGCGGCAACGTCGTGTCTTAGTCGTATTGCCATTGATCTTTTCCTTGCTTTTCAAATTTCGCGAAAACAAACACGCAACGAGAATTGACACAGCAACGCAGCTACATCGCGTACTCAAAAACAAACCTTTCCGCTGACCAAACTTCTTTTTCGAGCCTATGCGAAACTTCATTGTGCGCCTTAAACGTCCACCAAAAAAATTTCTCTCGGCTTGAAAAATCTGGAGGGTTGTCTCGCTTAAACCTAAGCCAATGATTCCAGCAGGCGCTACATGGAACACTAACAGACTCCCACTCAACAAACCACGATTCAATTCTACTCCAATCTTCGACAACCCAGGCAGAACGATGTAAAGTTTCCCACCCAGGAATCATGCCTCCAGGAGTGCGTATCAACCCACTGCCTCTCCACCCAGGAGGAGGAGGGTACTCTAAGAAAGGGTTATTGACCAATCTTCTGTCCACCAATTCATAACGACATTGCTGCCATACTCATAGCTAGTGGGAACATCCTGTGTTACTGTCGTGACCGTAGTGATACTCTCAAAATCCGGATCAGACGGAGTAAGGACATTTACGGTTCCGCTTGTTGGAAATGCTGTTCCAGAAGGAACTCCATCTGGACACCGAGGGTAAGGGTAAGGCCAAAACCCACCGAGGATCGATCCCGTCAAGCATCCCGAAGGCGTCTGAAACTTGACGGCCGGAGAAAGGCCGGATGGGAAGACATGCGTCCCAACCAAACTGCACTGATTACCGTCTAAATAAATAGTTCTTTCTGCAAACTCAATATTACAATTCGCCATCTGAAAAAGAGTTTGCCAAAAGTTGATCGTTGTGCCGGCGCTGCAGTCAAAGCAATTGTCCGCCCCGACTGCTGTCAAATAAGCTGGCTCCGCTGGAGGCGTAGCCGACCCGAATTGCCAAAAATCTATATCCGCCCCAGTTGATTTGAGTCCGCAAGTTCCAAGATCAGATCGAAATCCGGTGAACGTACTGTTGCCAACAATCGTATTTCTCCTGCGATAATACGGACGATCTTGATCCCCAAGATCAAAGACATAAGAAGAAAACCTAGCAATGTCCTTGTACCAAACCTTTGCAGTCAAAGCAATTTTAGGCACGCCTTCAATTTCTACCCAGCACGCTTTAAGGTAAACGCCAATCAAAAAACGCTGAGCTACATACGATCTTTTATCTACCATTCCCTCGTAAATAGTCGTAGTCGGCCCAACTATGTCAGACTGAGAACCTTTGCAAAGAGCGCTTGCTCTCCAATGAAAAGTAGGCTGCGAAACTGTTGTCACTCCGTCAGTGTAACGATAGTGATAATAAACAGGCGTAGACGAAACCAAAGAAGGAGCCATGGCAGCAGCAGCCCAACAGCACGTAGGCTCATTGATCGTCGAAAGAATAGTTCGCGCCGCCGGAGACAAATAGTCTGGGCTAGGTATTGGAGGCCAACGGCACGAAGCATTGTTTGAGTTTATAGGAGGCGTAATATCGTACCCAGCCGTAGTAAAGCCAGAAGTGACGTAATTAACTACCGGACGAATCTGACCACCAATAAAAGACACAGGATGCAAACCGTCTGGTGAAGAAAAATCAAGAGTAGAGATTGCCGGATCAGGCAACCTGCAACAACCGCCGCAGCAACAATTCCACCATGTCATAACTGCCTCTACATTGCTGGTATTTCGTCAGGGTCGCATTTTGCTTGAATTATGTAGTACTTACCACCTTGGTAATAAACCAAACCTTTTGTGCCAGCAAGCATACCTTCGAAAATCCGATCAGGATCGTATATGGTTTCATTCGCAACAAAACTTCCGTCCATTTCTTTGACGATAGCTTCCGCAGTGCCTTCATCCCAATCTTCGAACGAGTGAAAACGAAAAAGCCCTTCAGAACCAGCGTGAATGAATATCCAATTTACAGCCACGCCGTTATGGTCAAACAACAATTCAATAGAGGAAGAAAGGTCAATTGGATGACCAGCATTCGAGTCTCCATCCACAACGCCTGGGTTCTGACCAACCCTCCAATTCACTGACGAAGGCGAAGGAGGAGTGTAAACAGCAGTGCCCTGGATTGGCAAGAAAGCAGGATACACCTCACCTATGCTATATTTGCCTGCAGTTCTGCACCCAAATGGCTTAGCAACCGATATTCCAGGTTTATTCCTGTCTCCAGATTCGTAATCGACAAAACGAAGAATCCTTGTGTCAAATCCCCTGCAAATAACATAGTCATCGTATTCGTCATCTGCCGCTATCTGCATCATCGCGCAGTACGGCAAGATACCTTCGATGCCAAGCGATGCAAACCCACCATCAACCGGATTAAACGGAGGCGGAATCTTGAAATTTGGTGTTGGTCGCCGCCGCTTTCGGAACATTTAATCAAATCCTAAAAGTGCTGACAGGCTGTCACAAGTTGCACCCACCCTAACTACATGCTCAAATAAAGCGAGCCGTTTGGAACATGGTACTTCCAAACGGCCCTAACCACCATGGACCTAAGAAGGAGGCTCAAATGGCTAAAAACGATTCTACAGCAGCTCGTCCCCGCGTCAAAGACATCTCTGGACAGCAATTTCACGACCTGACCGCAATTAGCTATGCCGGCACAAACCTCGGAAGCCAAGCAGGAGCATACTGGACATTTCGATGCGTATGCGGAACTGAAAAAATACTGAACGGTCGTGCTGTACGATCTGGGTCTACCAAATCGTGCGGCTGCAGCAAGCATCGCACAAATGAAGTCGGAAACACTTACTTCAAGCTGACGGTCATCGAGTTCGCTGGCAAATCTAAAGGCGGAGACTCTCGTTGGCTTTGCAGGTGCGAGTGCGGAAACACAACCGTCGTTGACAGGGCAGCATTTCGAAAAGGAAGCATAAAGTCTTGCGGATGCCACAGAGCCCGAGCAGGAGGTAGATGCGAAACTTCCGAGTACACTTCCTGGAAGGAAATGAAAAGACGATGCGACCCAGACTACAAAGACAAGCACCTGTACGCCGAAAGAGGAATCACGATTTGCGAAAAATGGGCTAACAGCTTCAACGCTTTTTTTGAAGACATAGGACCAAAACCATTTCCAGAAGCCACAGTAGATCGAATCAATAACGACCTCGGATACTTTCCCGAAAACTGCCGATGGGCGACAAAGCTCGAGCAAAGCCAAAACACTCGCAAAGCACGCATGTTGACGTTCAATGGCGAAACTCTTTGTTTGCGAGAATGGGCAAGACGACTTGGAATTACGCACGCAACTCTGGCAAGTCGCATCAATAAAGGATGGGAACCGGAGAAGATATTTTCTAGCGAACACTATTTCTCTCCTCCTCCTAGAAAAACCAAGAAGAATAAGCAGGACTAATTGGGGGCGAGCCATCCTCCAGAACTATCCCCAAGCGCGCTGACCATCTTCGACATCTCTGCCCACTCAGGTGAAATATCATCCCGTCTCTCAACGAACGAGTACAGCCCAACAAGCAGCTTGTTTCTCTCGTCCAACTGGTACGCCATCAACGCTCGGTTCTGATCGGCTACCGTCTTCCATCCATCGAGACGCTGAACAGCAACGTTCATCTTCTGAACAATCGCCTTCTGACGATGATCCGCAAGAATGTTCGCGTTTTGCATCAGCAAAGCTGCATACCGTTCCTTGCCACCGATCAAGCCATTCAACGCCGCCTGCAACTGCTGCAACAGAGTATCTCGCTGCGACATCTGCCCGCGAGTAATCTCTTGCTTGGATCCATGCTGCTGATTGATTGCGGCAATGTGCTGAGCCTCAATCTGCTGGAGTTGCTCGTAATACCTGTTCGTCTCAGTATTATCCCACTTCGCAAACAAGTCTCTCAATTGGTAGATTCGATCCAGCGAATCCGCGGTACGTTGCCGAACGTCCTGCAAGCGAGCGTACAACTGCGATTCGACATCTAGCCCCAATCGAGCATTCGCATCTTTCGCAGCAAAGATAGCCTGCTTTCCAGCCAAGATCCTATTTCGAGCCTCTTGCAACAACGAGAATGTGCCCGTCACCAACGAGGCTTGGTATCGCAACACTTCCTGCCGAACCGCGTGCAATTGGCTTGTGCCATCAAGCGTCCTAGCTCTCATTGCAGCACGCTGATCGTAAATCCTGTGCTCGTTATCCAACTTCTCTCGGTTCAAACGGTCATTGAGCAACTGAATCTGCTCATCTCGATCCCGATGATTCCTTGCCGTGATATCCAACGCAATCGCAGACGAATAAAGACCTCTGCTAGTCAACTGTTGCAACTGAGCCGACAGATTCGCAGCAAACTGCTCGTTAATTCGAGCCAGTTCTGTTGCACCGAGGCCATTTAGATACCCAAGCGTCGCGCTTGCGTGAATGTTGTAATCACTGACAAGCAAATCGAGGATGTCTTGATAATCAACCGCGAATTGACTGACCAGACTTCCTGCCTGCGTCCTGAACGCATCCATATCGTTCTCAATCGAGAAGTAATCTGCCTCCAGCGCAGACAGAATCGCATTCACGTCGGCAACGTACGCTGAAACGTTGTTCGATGCCGTATCCAGCAAGTTATCAATCGTCGCCGCATGTGCCGAGTAATTGTTCGCCAGGATCAAGAACTGCTGGTTATAGTCCGCAACGTGACCGGAAAGGACACCTCCAAGAGACGAAATATCAGCCAAGACTCTCCCTAGATGAGCCGCGTAATTCGCATCCAATTCAGCTAGCTTGGCAGTGTAGTCGGTTATGAACGTCTGCAAGTCAGTGTCTTGCTGATCAAACATGCCAACAATCACGTTTGCACTGTTCTGAGCATTCGTCTCGAGATCGGACAATCGACTATCGAAATCGTCGATGGCTGCCTTGGCTTCTTCCGCATCAATGACGATCTGAGCCTGATTATCGCTAATCAAGTCGTCAATCTCGCTCATGTACTCATCAAGATCCGCCAAGTACACGCCAGCCTGTGCGTTTTGCTGCGACGTTTGCGCATCAAACTGAACGTGCGAACTGTCGATCATCTGCGTCCAGTTGGCGAGAATCTGGTTGTATCGAACCTGATTCGCTGTTCTGGCTTCGTTCGCCGCGATCGTGTAGTTGTTGCAAAGACTCAGCAAAACCTGAACAGGCTGCATCCCGTTGCGACGAAGCGAGAAGTAGTTCGTCGGCGGCCTCGTCGTCGAGTCTTGCCGAATACCAGTAACTTCGTACCCCTGAGCAACCAGCCACCCCATGATGCTCTCTGGAACATCCGTGACAGTCTGCGAGGTGAACCACAGATCCAAAAACGGATTCGTGACTCGCGGAAGCCACAATTCGCTCTGCGACGGGTTTTGCTCTGGTACTGATGGTATCGACGACATGGCTTACCTACTTTCCTTACGCGGCCGCAGCTCTCGCATTCATATCAAACACCGTCAGAGTGTTTGCAGCCGAACAGAAACACCGGACACCCTTGCTAGCAGGAATCACAACAGCAGCGTTTACTCCAAGACCGTTCAGAGTACCACCTGTCGGCGGGTACAACTTCGCTGCAATCGCACTGTTGTTGATGATCTCGAAAATGTCTCCGGCTGCACACGTAGGCAACATGACACCCTTCGCCGCATTGTCCGAAGTGATGAACTGCGTATTCGATGCTCCAAGCAATGCGGCATCCGTGTACAACGATCCAGCAGCAGCAACAGCAGCAGACGTAAGGCTCGCATACGGAGCCCAAGCACCTACGCCATTGATAAACTGCCTTGCGTTGTTGCTCAGCTTTGGAAGCAATCCGTGCCGAGACGTGGTAGCGTCAAGGTCCGTGTTGTCATCTGGCGCCGTAAAGTCATCCAGCTTGATCGCCTTAGCGTCAGCAAGGAACCTAGTGTCCCACAATTCTCCAATAGTCAGGCGAAGCGGAGAGCCAGAATTGAGAATGTAAATCGTGTCTGCATCCACTGCCGACGTTGCAGCAGTCAAAGCGGAAACGTAAGTCGCAAACGCCGACCAAAGATGCGTACGAAAATCCGAAAGAGTGACCTTTTTGTTAGTCCCTCCATCGTCAACCATAAGCAGGTCAGCATCGGAAAGCGTAGCGGTAGACAACGCACCAATGCTAATCGCTCCAGCAACAACCGTGCTAACGTATGTCGCAAGAGCTCCCACATCCAGCTTGTAGCTAGTCGAACTTCGACGCATCCAAAGATCATCACCAGCCTGAACCGCGGGAGACGCATCCAGCTTGTCCCACATCTCTGTTTCGACATAGGACGCGATGTTCGCACCGGTGATTTTCTTCGGGGTACTTCCCTCAATCACGTAGAACACATCCGCGTCTTCAAGCGTCGTCAGTGCAGTCAATCCCGAGACGTACGTTTGGAAGTCTGCCCAAAGTTTCGTCTCGAGCTCGGTCAGCGTAGCCTTACGAGGAGTTGACCCATCGCCAACAAGAAACAACGATCCAGACGCAAGAGTAGCCGAGCTTAGCCCCGTCAGATTCAAAACAGTGCTCTGAACTCCGTTCAAAACAAACGTCGAAAGCTGATCGACCGTAACAGAATAGGTGGTCCCACCCCTTCCAATCAGAATCTTGTCGGCGGTAACAACTGGACTTCCGCTGCTCGCAGACCAACCAGACGCAAGCACATGGGTAGACAACAATCCAACATCGAGCTTGTATTGAACGCCAGAACGAAAAATCAAGAAATCGTCACCAGCAGCAACAGCAACAGCATCGGAAGCACTGTCTTGCGTACCAATGATGTACGAAGCCAAATTCGCTCCGGTAGCCGTTCTTCCTGTTCCGCTTCTCTCCAGCAAGAACACGTCCGTCGCATTGGCTGCAGCTCCAAGAGCCGAGTATGTATCCCAAGCCGTTGAGACGATATCGACACCCACCTTGCCCTGAACATACGTGGCAATCGTCGATGCAGCGACCTTGCTAGCGACTCCATTGTCACTCACATAGAACACGTCAGCATCAGCCAAAGTACCAACAGCAGGCAGAGCACTTGTGTACGCCAAGAACTGCGAATGAACCCTAGCAGCAATCGCCGCAAACGTCGTCTTGAGTGCTGTAGAGCCCTGCGCAACAACGTACGCATCGCTATCGGTCAGCGTTGCCACTGCAAGCGAAGAAATCTGAGAGCCAAGCGAAACAGCCGACGAATCAAGAAACGTTTTCACGTTGTCGATGTCGATTTGCTTGAGTGTTCCACTGTCGTTGAAAACCAGCTTGTCGCCGCTCGCAATCGAACTCGCCGTAGTGATCGCTTCCAGCTTATCAACGATCCAATTGAAAAAATTGTCCGCAGTAAGGATCTTCTCCACGTCAGACTGAAAGACGTTGATTTCATCGGAATCGCTAACCGTCGTGATGACAGACGCCTGATGCAACTGGTCCACCACAAACGCAGCAAGTGCCGTGGCAGTAATATGCTTCGAGTCAGAACCATCAACCAACGGGATCTTTTCCGGACCAGACAGGGTATCCAGCGAAAGACCTGAAACGAAATCGGAAAAACTCACGTCGCTCATTATCGCCAAGCTCCACTGGGTTGAATTACTGCACTCGCACCCTCCCAAGCCCAATCACCGCTCAATGCAGACAGCAAAAGAATCATGTACTTTCCGCGAGCCCTAGGATAACACCGATGGTTCACACCAGAAATCCATACGCCCATGCTGTGAATGTTCAAAGGCTCCTCTTCTTCCATCAGAGCCTCTATCGCCGCCTTAGCATTGACGCACACCTGTTCAGCCGTGTCAGCAACCAAAACTCGCCAAATCACGTTTACACCGCCATTGGCTAGGATTCCATGCAACTGAATCAGCCTTCCGAACGTGTTCCCGTCTCCCATCAGAAACGGACCAATCGCTATATGCGAACCAGAGTACCCGACCTTAAACGGCCAAAACCCTTGCCGCTCAGTATCGAATAGCCAAGAAACTTCGTCAGGGATATGCACATACACCCCACGAGTCTCATGGTCGTACTCTAGCACCGTTTCGTCATCGGTGACTCCCGTCAACTCTTCCGGAATCACATCTTCTGATATCGCTTGCAAACCGTCTCCGCTCGCTCCGATCGTGTACAGACCATGCGACGACAGGAAGTAATATCGATCAAGATGATCCCGACACCACGCCTTCGGACCAACAATGCCAACATCTCGAGATATGTTTCGCATCGCGCCGCCATCAGCAGGATCGCCTTGGATAACCCAAACCGAGTCACTGGTGAAGGCTAGCATGTACGCATCCTTGTGAGGAATCAACGCAACAACGTCCGACCCCAACTCGCCAGCCTCAGCAAGCTGCATCGCAAATGGACGCATCACATCGCTGACATCAGCACTGAGCGACCAATCCGCGTAATTGCCTACCCTGCTAGCATAGATAGCTCTGCCAGCAGGACAGACCATTCTGTCTCGATAGATGCACTGAGCTTCGTTGTACGGAGGAGCTCCAGAACCAACGTTCGCATACTGAACACCTCCGCTGTGAACAACAGAGACGTTCTCGATCAGTACTATTTGATTTCCATCTTCGTCTACAACATTATCGCCAGTGTCGTCAACGAAGTATTGGCTTTGCGTACTCGGGACCACTGCAGCCGCGGCAGGAGCCCAAGAACCGCCACGAAGCCGACCAGTGAAGTCTTCCATCCTCACATTCATGGAGTACGGAGCAAAATACCGATCTCTCCTGCCAGCTTGCTGCCGAAAGGAGAATCTTCTGCTGATTCCTGACGGAAAAACAATCTCTTTTGTCGGCATTCAATTTCTTACGCAGCAGCTTCGAGACCAGCGACAGTTCCGTTGCCAGCAATCGTGAACGCTTTCCAACTGGTAGCTGACTCCGCAATCGCCACCACCATCTGATTGGCGGCAACAGCAGACTCAGCACTTGCGCCAGTTCCACCATTGATTGCAATAGTCGCAGGAGCACTTGAGCGCAACTCACCACCAGTCGCAGCGCCGGCAATGATGACGATCTTGCCAGGAACAGGAGTTGGAAGAATCAAAATGTTGTCCGCGGCTCCCCAAGTCGGAGTGACAACCTGAATGAATCTTTCGTCAGGAATACGAACGCCAGAAGAGCTTGCAGTCAGCCGTACGGACCCTGGTCCCTCTTCCGAAAAAGCCTCAAGCAAATCATGCAAAATACGGTGACTCATAGTCAATCCCTTCAAAAATAGATCAGTCTTTCAAAGTAACGCCAACAGAACCAGAAGCATTTCCGGTCATCTTCAACCAAGCAGCTCCCTGAAGATCGGAAGGAATCGGATAAGATCGACCAGCAGCAACCGTCTGAGTAACTGCACCAGCCGAATTGTAAGCAGGAAGGTACGTCCCTCTCTCTTTAGTGGACACATGCCATGTCAGAGTCGTAATGCTGGAACCAGAAGGAACGTGAACCATTCCACGCTCAAAATCAGCATAAGGAACAGCCTTGCTGCTAACTTCGCTAGTAGAAACGACAACAGATTCGATTGATGTAATGTAATGAGCGTTTGTCATAATCCGTTCCCGTTCAAAGTTAATCTTCCGATACGCTGCTCTCGCAACCGATAATCATAATCGAAAACGCTGAATTTACCACGTTCGCCCTTTGGAGCGTCTGGACCCAATGAAGTTGGCGAGCTTCTCTCCAAATCGTTGCGAATAGCCAATGCAATCATCTCCAGGAAACGTTTTTCGTGAACATGCTCCCTTTCCTCGAAATTGTGCTCGGCGCTAGCCAAACACGCTTCCAGGATGACCTGAGACAAGACCTCAGCTCCAATTGGGTACTGATTCACGCTATCTAGCATGACAGGACGCAGGAGCATCGGCACCCGCATGGTGTACTCTTCGTCTGGAGTTGGGTAAAACGCCAAGACCTTTCGACTGCCTACCGTTGGATCGAACATATCAGTGCGAACCGAGTAAAAGACAGGACGACCGAACTCGGGATTGTTCTGCTCGAACTTCCGAATAGCCTGATCGCCTCGCTGCTTCACCGGGGGATAGAACGCACTATCGCTTGGGTAATACGTCAAATCACTGTCATTCGCAATCGCCTCGAACTCAACAGGCATTGGGATCTCAGGACGGGCTAGCTGGTAGTTCGAAGCCGAAGCGACGTTCACCGACCCGTTATCAAGCGTAATCTGGGTATTTCCGTCCCGGCTCGCCACCGAGTAGTAGTTCCCGTTCACCTTAAAAATGCCATCTTCTGCCCAGCTTGGGAAGGATCCGCCAGTCAGAGTAACGACACCAGCAGAGACAGTAACCGTTCCAGTGACGTACGGCGCCGTTGTAGACACATCAACCACCGGACGGAAGAATGACCAGTCATGCGAAGCGTACACACGCTGCAGTCCATCCTGAATGCAATCTTCGATGTCAGAAACCTGATCCGCCGAAAAGTCGCTTCGGATCCCAAATAAGTAATGCCCAACACGTTCCTTGAGATTCAAGTAGCTGATAGCCATGCGGCTACCAATGAACACATCAGCGCGAGCATCAAAGTCCGACTCGAAGAAATACGTCGAACTTCCGTAAAGAAACTCCACGAACGCCGTGTACGGGACGCCTACCACGTCATCGAACTGGTACTCATACGTTCCAACATCAACGCGGAGCATTGCCGTTCCATCTGCAACAACAACCTCGTTAGTGTCCGTTCTCTTAACGCCATACGTGCCTGTAGGATCAGACAGAACCGCCGAAACAACATCAGTAGGCACGCCGTTGACTTTGAAAACCTGACGAATCGTACGCGACATACTATTGCACCGTTATGTTGTTGCCTTCAACGCTCACATTGACTTGGCTACCGCCAGCCTTGCTAAGAGGGTAATTGTCGACAGCCGCAAACAACTCGACAGAGCGCATGCCGCTGTTACCCTGAGCATCTCCGCAGCGAAAGGACCATTCGCCAACCAAACTCTCATTGACCGTGATTCTGTACTCCCAGGATCCGCTTCCACCGATAGGCGTCATTGCGTAGCTAGCCGCTGGAGTCCCAGTACCGCCTCGGCTAACAGCATAGGCTAACGACGTGTTTGGGTACGCACTTAGCTCAATCGTTTTAGCCATTTTTCGACTCCGGAATTTTGTGACAGGCTGTCAAAAATCGCCTAATCGACGACCTTCGACACCACCGAACCGATTCCATTGTACCACTCCTGCCACGTTCTATCACGAATGCACGCGCCAGGAAATTCCAACAAAACAGGCTCATAACTCTGCAATTCCATGGTTGTCGTAAACTTCTGACGAAAATAAAGCGGCTCATTCCATGGTCGACGAGCACCCCGCCAATCGTACGCCGTCATGTACTGAGCATCTCGCTGGGTAATCTGCTCCCCAGGCTCCAACGCAGGAGACATGATGTCACTTTGCACCGAAGAATGATGATTTCCGCCAGCTAAGTGCATGAATTCGTGAACCATCGCAGTAACGCATGTCAGCATACTGCCTCCAAAATTGAACACCGGAGAAATGCGAATCTCCAATCTCGAGCGATTCGCCCACGCAGCCCATCCAGGACCTCCAACGGAAGCCGAGCAAATGAACTTTACTCTCGCATTGGGGACTGTGAGCTGCTTTCCGCGGATTGCCCAATACTCACCAAGGTAGTCAAACATCGCCTGAAGTGCTCCCCACTTGAACGTCGGATTCACCCTGGCTCCTCTGTCAATCAATCGAACCCATGTAATTTCTCGCATCACTTGCTCCTTTGTCTGCATTCCTAAATAGAAACCGCATTGTACCGCACTCACAACCCAAACGCTAAAAAGGATTTTCGGAACAACTCGTTGCACTTAAAGAATCCGCAATTAGCATTGATTAGAGAGTGTAACGCCAATCATCTAGGAGAATCACATGCCAAAGCAAAAGCAAACCTTACGAGAAGTCTGGACACAATACGGACTTGAAGAATCGAAGAGCGTCAATTCGAGAAAGCACAACGCGGAAATGGGGCTCCATCTGCGCCGATGGGAATCGCACTTCACCGAAAAGAAGGGATGCCGAATTAACAAAGTCGACCGCCAGAAGATGGAGGCGTGGCGAAGAGCGTTACTTGATTCAGGATTATCACCACGCACTGCAAACAAGCACTTGGCAACCATCAGACGCATACTGATTCTTGCCGAAGACAATAACATCATCCAGCATCGCCCAAAGCTCAAGTCACTTGTCGACAACCTTGGAACGCACAAACTCTATCTTCGAAATGAACAGATTGATGCGTTATTCGATGTAGCCGACTCGCTTAGATGGCCGAACGGTCCAGTACCAGCTTCCGACTGGTGGCGATGCGCGATCATCATGTATCGGACCTACGGGTTTCGAACGCAAGAGTTGCTAGCCTACGAGTCATCGAAATCACCGCTGACATGGCAATCCGTCACCAAGGAAAAGGAATCGCCGGATCTCGATTCAAACGAAACCAGCGAGTTTGGGTGGCTTTCCTACGTCCCCCCTAAGACGCGAAAGAAGAAGCCTCGCCCGATCACCGTACCGTTGACCAAGTACACTCGCGCCGCTCTGGATGTTATGGAGCTTGCGAAGGAATCGGAATCGAGCCAGCTATTCCCGTCACCGAGAAACCAAGAGCGATTTTTTGAGACGTGGTACGGTTGGATGGAGGCCGCTGGAGTGAAGCCTAAGAACCCCGAGCTTGTCTTTCAACCGAGGCACCTGCGAAAGACTGCGGCGACCTACCTGAACCAGCATCGGGAAGGGCTCGCATCTGCCGTCTGCCGCTGGGGGAAGAGCGCCGAGGCGGATGTAGCCCAAGAACATTACATTGCGAACGACTTGCTGTTACGCGAGCTGCATAACGTAGAGGTTCCGAAGTCGTTTGAGGCGTTTCTGGGAGCGACCAAGTAGACATGCCGTCATCATGACCGCAATTGTTCGTCGCCGTTTTGTGACAAGTTGTCAAAGTTCCAAGCACTCCCTGACCCGTCGCTCGTATTCGGCTTCGCAAGCTGCTTTGGCTTCGCCTTCCGATTCAGCCTTCTTGATCAAAATACCGTTACACTGTGCCACCCAATGCTGCGCGAACCTTGGCTTCCAAACCGAAAAAACACCAATCGAAGCGTGAGCGTCCATCGATCCTTCAAGACCGCACAGTTCCCACACTAGCGGCTTGATCTGCGGCATCGATTCCTTCTGGACTCTTGCGTACTCGCTCAAAGGCATTGTCCAGTCTGGTTGAAAATCTGTGCAAACAGTATCTGGGATCGGCATCCCAACATCCTGCATGACCTGCTCATGCAAACGCTTGTTTCGCCGATCGAGTTCGTCTGCAATCTCGCGAAGGTGCGACGCGGTTAGGTACGTGTTGTTTTCTGTCCAATACACTTCGTACCCGTCTGCACATTTGTTCAACGCTTGCTGCTCATTCAGGCTTTCAATCAATCTGCTCATTTTCCCCTCTGCACTTGCGGACGAACTACCGGCACTTGTTACCTGTTCCTTTACATCGACCGCACGGTATACCTGGACCTGTAGACCCAACGAATGCAATCCCACCATACCCATCGCACGCAGGGCAGTCACGGTCCTTAATCTCCAGCCATGTTGACCATGCGTCATCTTGCGACATCTCCCCGCTTGCTACCTTTCGTAACAAATCAGCAAATCGCTCATCAATTGGCTGCTTTTTCTTACCGATTCGCTTGAGGGTTTCTTTCGTCCATGCCATCTTTGAGTCCTTACTGATGCGGCTAACTAACCGGCACTTGCTGCCTCGATAACAATACGTCGGACTTAATGCCATGCTCCACAAGCGCACGGTCCATCGTCTGAGTCACAACGAATACCGGCGTTGCTGCCGTAATCGACCGATCCATTTCGGTCTTTTGCCTCGCCCGATTCCCACTCTCGTAATTGATCGCCGAGCCTGTTTAAGGCTTCGCGAAGATTATGCGATGACTCTTCGTGCATCAGCAAGCATGGGACGGGAAAGTTACTTTCTAGCCGCGACGCCCTGACCGTATCGGTCGCCAGCTTATCCAGCGTCTCAATCCGATCCGCAGCTTCACGAATCACCGACGTTGCAACACCGTCCTCGCAATGAATGTCGTTGGCAAGGATGCGGAGGGCTTTGATTAGCGTGTTTGTGTCTGTTTGTTTCATACTATTTCGTGTTTCGCTAACTTTGTTTCGTCAAACGGCTCGCAAGCCCCGTACACGGCGAAGTACTCGCAATCATCGTGAGGCAGTCCATCATCCAGCTCGAAGCTGCCTTGGCCACCCTTATCTCGTTCGTCGAAGTAACGAGGCATGACCCGAGCAAGCCTCTTGTCATCACGTAGCAACTTACGAACGTCTTCCCGAGTCCAACCTGCTGATCGGTAGAAACGCAGGCAAAGGTTTGCTTGTACTATTCTGCGACGCACGATGTCCGGCGGATAGTGTTCGCATCCAGTCACATAGCCACGCTCGGAGTCGCAGCATAAGGCACCGCAGCGTTCGCAATTAAAGTTACTCATCGCTTTACTTGATCCCCAAGGCGTCTTTGATTGATCTTTGACACGCACCGAAACCATCTCGATACGCTTTGCGATACACCGCCTCGATCAAGTTGCGTATCTGCGGCGCAATCCTCTCGCCGTTCTCTTTCGAGAGAGCTTCGATGGGTGTGTACGTGTACCAGCCGTCCACAGTGAACTCGACCCACCATCTTTCGTTTTCTTCCGTAACTCGCGTTTTTATTGCTGGCGTGCTCATCGCTCTACCTTTTTCCTGACGCCGGGAACATGCCGGTTCAACAGCCGCACTACTAAATTGCCATAACTCCACGTTATCGTGACGTTCCAATCAGCAATCCGATGGCATGGTTGACCATCCCGCCTATTGCGTCAATCTCTTCCTCATCGTTTTGCTCGCGGATTGACTTGCGATCCCGCAACTTTCCAAGCCGTTCTCGCACATCAAACAGCAGGTTGTATGTCCTTAGCTCCCGCTCTGTCTTTGCTTCCGGCTTCGTGTTGCAGAATGGGTCCAACGCGTTCACTAGACCGCGAACGTCTTTTACATCCAGTAACGCCGAGACTGTTATTCCATCGTGCTCAATCCCGATCCGAACGCCTTCGCGATACGGTTCTCTCATGTTGTCATACTCTATACACAACAACGATCCATCCAATCCGTCGATTCGCTTAGTCTTTGCTCTGATGATTCGCACGATAACTCTTCCAATTGCGGCACACTTCGGTGCACCTGGTTAATCCTTGCGTATACCTGAGCCGCTATGGTTCACCTGACCATAGACAGAAGAACGTCCCGAAACTCTGGAGGAGTTACGTTCCTGATCTTCGTTTTGTTCTTTCCGCCTATCATCGCCATCATGCCGATGCGGCGGGCTTTTTCGTATCCGTAACGCTCTAACGCTACCGGATGCAATCTTTGCTCACACTCGCCCCATCGAAGCGGTTTTAGCTCCACACCGACTGCATACAGCCACGTCGCTTTCCGGCTCATGTGCCCGTAATGCCCTTGCTCGATATGGCAAGTCATGCCACCGAACGAATCAGCCGGAACCCAGCCGCCACGGACTGGAGGAATCGACAACCCAAAGAATTGCCAAGCCTTTGAATGTGCCGGATGCTCCAAAACTCCTCCATAATTGCGAACGGAAGTCAATGCCGAGGCAAAGCATCCTCCATCTTCTCCCAATCGAAACTGATGCGGCTTGGCTGTCGATCCATGCCAGAACTTACCCCATCTCTGGCAGGGCGGATGAGCAATAACCTTATACGGACCACGGTATAGCCTGGCGTCTCGCGCCTCATCCCAAAGATCGACACCTTCAACGTCAGAATAAACCCCGTCTGGCTCTACGAACAGAGCTGCGATCATTGGCGTGTCGCTCATGCTCTACCTCCAATTGCGGACGTTTGGTCCGCATCAGTTACAGTTACCTTCTGGATCACTTCGTCAATTCTGCGTGCTGTGGATATGCAATGGTCGTGCATATTGCCCTTCGATGCCGCGATCATCGCATCAAACATTACGCGAGCCAGCTTGAGAACGTCTAGCATCTCTGGAGCCGCTGCAATCAATCGTGCGTTCGCTTCCTGTTGTTTTGTGTGTTCCGGAAACCACGCCTTCACGAAAGCAACATGGTAACAATCGCCAGCAATGACTTCACTCTTGCCATCAACAAGTCTCCACGGTCCCGGCGTGTGCATTTACTTGCCCTCCGATGCTTTCGTTGGGAGCACAATCTGACCGGATTCGGTAACAATTACGCTGTCTTCTTCGCTAATCACCATGCCGCGAATTTCTTGAAGCACGCGAGTAGGAATCCTCATGCAGCATTCGCCGTCGTTCTCAATATCGACTGGACTCATTGCAACTTCGCTAAGCAACAGAACCATCTTGGGATTGTCCGAGATAGCTTTTTGGTTCTTCGCTAACCACTCCGTCCATATCGCAATGCGTCTTCGGTAATCGCAAATTTTCGACCACATTCTTTTGATGCGTTCGTCGTCCGATTGCTCGGCAAACTCTTGCATCTCGATGATTCCAAACTTTGCTTTGCTCATTCTTCATCCGATGCGGCGGTTGGGGCCGCACTTGCTTCTACCATAGAAAACGAAACCGTCTGGTAAAACCATTTTGGAATCTTGTTTGTCTCGTTCCATTCGCCGACTTCCGACTTCTTGGACAGATACTCTCGAAGAATTGGCGGTATCTGTTCGTCTCTCAACGTAATGATTGCAGTGCGACGTTCTGCATCTCCCCCAACTTGAATAATCGACTCTACGTCGCAAACTGTGACTGCAATTTGAACCACGATCACTCCCCATTGCGGACTTTGCCGCGATTCTAAATCCAATGGTACTTTCGAAACGCATCGACCAATTCGATGACGTTCATATGCTGCCATCGGCGATCTTCCATGATTGCAACAGCTTCATCCGGTCCTAAGCCTCCGCGACTCGCTAATGTCTTGAAGTCTTGCCCTCCGTGGTTCTTCAACGCTCGCGGCTCCGACTCGATAGGAAGCAGGACAAACTTAGGAAACCCGTCTGGCATGTGCCTAGACAGCAAAGGCATTTTGAACTCAGTCAATTTCATCTTGTCCTTTTTTCAAGAACAGCCTGTCCATCAATCGTGCCCGTGCGTTTTTCGCTTCCGGAGACTGATCTGGCATCCATTGCAGTCTTGGTGGGTTAGCATCGTACATCGGACCACGGGCGGTTACCTGCGTACCATCTAGGTCCTCTGCGTGTTCCTCACTGACTCGACGCAAATCATCTAGCCATGCGGGACGTTCTCCGCCCATCAAGAATTCCCGTAATTGCTTGCAACACTGCATTCGGTCGCGAACATACAACGCTTCGTCTTGATTTGCTGGACCGTATACATACAGCCAAGGTGCGCTGCAGTTATTCACGTCGGTAACAACCATCGTTCCGCTTTGGTAGCACTGATGCTCCCACTTCTCTTCGCTAGGACACTTCGGATGAATGCTGCCGCAGTGCTTGCAGTTTAGGCTTGGCATTTTTGCATCACTCCCACTTGCCGCTATCTAGGCCGCACTTCTAGCGTCTCTTCACAGTAAGACCGTAACTTCCAAGCATTCCTTGCTTTCGGTAAACTTCCAAAGATCCGCCTTTTTCCGCAGTCCCCCACGTTGCCGCGTCTACTTTCTCGGAAAATGTCTCTCCCCCTACCTTTACTATCAGAACCCACTCTTCTTCTGAGTAGGTTGTCATAACCACTGGACTTGTGGACTTTCCGCCAACCGGAAATCCAACCCCTGTTCCGCTAGAAGCAGGTGAATATACCTTGTCAATCACTACTCCAGATCCGACTGTGATTTTTGATGCCGACGCCATGTCGACAATAGAAAAAACACCGAACAAGCAAAGCAGGCATACTCCTACTGCTGCAATCGAAGCCAAGATATTGCTTCCCATCAACTCTCCCCTTGCGGCTGCTAAACCGGCACTTGTGGTGCATCGAATTGTTAAGGCGTCCGGCGAGGGAACGACCCTCATTCGCCCGTGCTTGACTCGGCCTAGGCCTTATCGGGAGGTCAGCCCGAACACGAACAACGCTTCTGCGTCACCACCGGACGTAAATCGCAGTCAAAGCCATCCTGCGTTGGGGACTTCGCTTACCTACTAGCAGCCACCACAGCCACTTTCGGTTTCCCTTTCGATGGAGCACTTACGCCCTTTTCCCGCATCGCTCGGTAAGGCTGGTTAAGCCGATCTTGCTTGTTAAGTGGATAGGACAGGGATCGAACCTGCTTAACGATGGAAATTTAAGGAGCGACGCATCGTGATTCCTCCACCGACTGACCTTCCAGCCTATCCATGTTGGCCGTCTCTCCGACCTGTCACGCAATGTCGCTACTATTTTCCCACAAACCATGCGTTATCGTTGGGTCAATCCTTATGCCGTAGCTGGCTGGTCCGCGTCTCTCATGGCCACGACGCGGCAAGGTGTAGCGGATTTCTCCGCTGGCCCGCCTGACTCTGTATAGCGGATGGCTACTCCGCACTTGCTTTCAAATGCTCGCCGAGCCCCATCGCAAAAATGCGCTGTCGCAACACGGTTCGGTAAGACATCATGATGTCAAACTGGACTTCAAGGCGATAACGCTCATCACGATCTAGATTGCGAAAAGCCTCCGTCTCGAAAAACAGACCAAGATTTTCTGTGCGATCGCGTAGCTCATTTGCTTCTTCGATGACACGTTGTTGATATGGCAACACTTCCGACATATCCAATCCCTCCCGCACGCGCCGATAAACCAGCCGCACTTCTAAGTTGTCAAATTTCGGATCGCATCAATCGCAGCGTTCGCAGAGTCACGCAGCGCGTCGTATTCAACCAAGTTTTCGCACTCAACCTTTCCAGGCTCTTCACCAACAAGCGTTTCTGTGAACGTGCAATCAGCGACCGCAACGACAGTAGCAATACAGGTAGAAACTGTCTTTGCCTCGTCCTCCCCTGGGCACCCGCAAACGCTCGTCATTCCTCCTGGATGGTGGATTCTCACAACCCATTCGTCACCGTGCTCGTCAAAGTGGTACGCCACACGAACACCTTCTAAAATCGAAACTGGACCACTAGATTCGTTGTCGCTCATAACTTACCTGCCTTTGCCTCTATTGTTTCCGTTTCTTGGTCCTGCTCTTCCACGCAGCGAACTCCGCTGTACTGAGAACCAATTCATCTACAAACCTCGAAGCGTTCGAGATGGATCGAAGAAACTCGTAGGCTTCCGGCGAGAACTGAACGTTCTTCGCTTTCCGCTTCGAAGCAGCCTTCATCGGCTTTCGACCTGCACCCTTACGCTTGCCACCCTTTTTGCTCATGGAGTTCCTTTCGACGAGCGTCGTTCACTCCTGGGTATTCTATCGGCATCTATGATTTAAGGCAACAGGTTTTTCAAAAGATTTTCAACCGAGGACAATTGCGGTCGTCTCCGGTGCAGCGTGTTGTTTGTGCCAAGTTGTCAAAGACAAGTGCCGGTGAACAATCCGCACTAGCTGAGTGTCAATGTCGTGCTACGAGTCGTACCGTCTGAACCGCGATATTTGACAGTAAGCGTCGTGTTGCTAGTCGCTTCAATCGCTAGCTCTCCATTCGCGCCAAGTGTGATTGAACTAGCCGGAGTAGAGACAACGTTCCCGTAAAACTTAGCGTGTTTTGTTGATGGATTAAGATCAAGTATTTGGCCCCCCGAACCAAGCCAGTAACCACTTACATTGTCGGCGAACCTATAGAGTCCTGCTGACCTATCGAACCCCTGTACAACTCCTACGTTACCTGTAGTTGTAGTCCTAATGCATGCGTCACCCCCAGCCAAACCCACGGAAAGCACAAGTTCGGAGTTGGAGTATTGTCCTGAACCGTTGTTAAATACCTCAATTGTCGCAGGTCCGTTGCGTGAAGCAATTCCATAGTACATTCTCATAGTGCCGGTGTCTGAACCACCTGCGTTAACTTGCCATACTATCGGATCTGCTCCCGATGTTGTTGCAATTGTGCGACTAGCTGGTTTTGCGTAGGTTGCTTCCGTAACCTGGTAAGTTGGTGCGGTTACATAAAGCCTATCCAAGTTGTCGATGTACGGAAGATTTACATAGCTGTTTCCCGCAGCATTAAGCTGTGCGTGAAAATTGTGGTTGTTTAGCCCCCATCTATGTAGCTGGGCCGTTGTGAATGTAACGACATTATCAACCCAATCATACTTAATTTTTTGGGTTCCATCGAAAGCATAATTGGCGAAGGTCTGCGTATAGAAGCCTGCACTTGAGCCCGCGTTCTTGTCGTTTTTGTCGACGGGCACGATCATTGAAAATGATCTATGCGGTGTTCCGTCTACGTGCTGGCCCTCTATGTGCCATTCCATCACGTATGGCCCGGAGTTATTCAGTAAGTACTTGCTTTCAGTAGAAACGAAAATACTTGGCTCAGCCGTGTTTTGCCTTTCGACGTTATAACCGTATCGATGTACGATGTTTTGATAACCGCCATCCTCGGGAAGGTTGAATTGGTCTTGAACGAAAGAAAACTCGCGGTTTGCTTCTGGTGCTGGCGTGTTGATCGTGAGCCCTACTACTTCGCCTGACAAGGCATAGTCGAGAAGCAAATCGTTGACTTCGCTCGGCTTGTAGTGTGCAAACGCAAGCGAGTTCCACGCAGTCGCACCGTCGCCGATCTTGATCTTGCCGTTCGTTTCGTCGTAGCCAAACTCACCCGACGACAGCACTGGATTCGCAGTGCTCCACGCCGATGCTGTCCCGCGTCGAACTTGTACTTTGCGAATCACGCTCATGGAGTTCCTCCGTCAATTTCTTCTTCGAATGTGGTCGATGGTGTTCCTCCATCAATGTCAGCTAGCTCGGCTGCAATTGCGGATTGCAGATCCTCCATTGCCACGCCATCGATCCACTCGAACTGCGCCAAGTTCCCGCTAACCGACACAACACGAAGAGACTTACCAGACGCTCCAGCATCGTTGGGCATACGAATACGCTGAAACTCGTCTCCCGGCTGGACTACTGGAGGAATCATCTGAACCTCAATGCACAATGGAATGAATCAAAAACGCTGAGGGCTGTTAGCGTCAGCCCTCAGCCAAACAAATGCTGACTAGAGCATTTGAGCGCCAGCAATCCAATCCACCTTCAAGTTCAAAGCGGCGTTGCCAGCGATGTCCTTGATACCGATGATCGGAGCCAAGAGAACGTCATCAGGGAACGTCGCTGCATCGATCTCCGAAGAGGTCAAGCGAGCCGGGGCTGCACCAGTACCAGCCAAGACGCCGTTGACGTACCACTCAACCATCTTCGGAACGGCTCGGTATCGGAAGCCGAGCTTGACGTAGGTATCGGCAACCATCGTCGCCAATGCGTTCAGCTTCGTCTTTGTCGCACCGTCTTGGTACGTTTGACCATCAGCCTTGTAAGCACCGTCTACCGCGGCTCCTTCGGCTTGCAAGTGAACGAACCCAAGAAAGTTCTTGTCAGCCAACGCGCCAGTGGTGTCAACGAACAATCCGTCCGTCGCTCCCATGCTGACTTCGCCAAGACCAACGCCCCAAGACCACTTGGCGGCAGTGATTGCACTAACGCTGATGCGAGTCTCGAACACGAGGTCACGGTTGGCAAGCAAGAACGGAGCTCCAAGCCCTCTCCCCCACTGCAAAACAGCTTCGTCGTTGGCGGCGTTTCCGTCGACAGCCAACTGAACCAAACCTTTTTCGGTCGTGGTGTCAGCAATCTGCTCGATGGTGCAACCAGTGCCTTCGAGAATCCGATATGGACCTTCGAGAGAAGACGCCTGAAACGAGTGAAAGTTGTCGTAAAACCCGAAACAAGGATTCCCAGACTGCGAAATCGTCGTCGTCCCAAGAGGACCAAACGAAGTTGGAGGAGCGAACCCTTTCCACAACTTCCCGCCAGAAGGAAGGTAGCCGATGCTCAATTCATCAAAAGTAATCATTGTGTTTTCCCTTTCAAGGAAGATGTGGGATTGTCTCAGCTTTGGGTGAGCGTTGTCCCATTATAAAGTTGGCGGGCGTACTTTTTCGTCTCGCCCGCCAAAGACGTTAGATTTTGTGACACGCTGTCACAAAACCATCACGCAAGCACTAGCTTACGCGGATTCTTCAACGGTTTGCGTGCAGTAACCACGGAAGTTACCGCGACGATTGAAGCAAACCATCTGCACCGAGTCATCCATGCAGCGAACGCGAACGTTGCTCATTTCTGGGTGCTGGAACGCCTTTCGCTTACGCATCTGACGACCAGCAGCGTAGTAAGCCTTAAACGTCGCCCAGTTCACACCGAGGATAATCCCGTCCGTTCGAGCATTGACGCTCGAGGAGTTCGTCCAAGCTGGCACCCACGTCATTGGAACACCGCGGACGAAGACCGTTCCGCTGTGCGCCGCCATATCGTCACCAATGTTGTCATTGCCGAGCTGCAGCAATCGACGACTGGACGAAAGAACGCTGTGAGTGGTCAGCAATTCCCAGTCATGCCGCTTTTGGTCAACGATGTCTGGTCGCTGAACAGGCGGAATGAAGTGGCAAAGGTCCATCGACTTGATGACCTTCTCGACAAAATCGTTTCGGTCAACGCTGGTGTACGGGAACGTACGGTTTCGCCATTGCGGGTAATCCGTACAAGAGATTCCACCAACACCATTGTTCGCCCAACCAACTGGCTCCATGCCGTTGAATCCCTCCAAAGCGTTATTTTCAGAAACGCTATCGCTGGTCGATGTGATCCACCAGAGAAGAGACGCAACAGTGAAAGGAGACTGAGTAGGACCAGTAGGACCAGGACCAAACACCAAATCTTCCATCCCGGTATAGAACGAGGTAATCAAATCCCGCTCCATGTCTTCGATGTAGTCGTAAATCTGACGACCACCCGTTCGGAAGATTTCTTCGTCAATGTCGTAGTGGTAGTTGTTGGTGGTCAAAGCCCACTTCAACTCGCCTTCATCCAGCGTGTTCACGCGGGTAGAAGAATCTCGGTGGTAGAGACCAACCGTTTGGAAGTTGTCGTTGGTATTGACTTTGACTTTCCACTTGCACTGCGACGTGCTCATGGTGTCCTTCTTGAGATTCCCCGAGAAGAGACGCGATGCGTACTTGTACTCTTGCAACGGCAAGGACAAGTCCTGCGCTGCAAGCTGTTCTTCGCCAGCAAACTTCTGATGAATGCTGTTTACAAAATCGTCAATTTGCTCAATCGATAGAGCCATTTGGAAATTCCCTTATTGTTAAGCTCGTTCAAGCTCACGATAGAGCCTGTCCGCTTCGTCACGAGGATCTTCCCGCAACGGAGTAGGCTTCGTTGGGCTTCCACCCTGTCGAAGCTGGCTTTGCCGTGAAATCTTCTGAGTCTGTTGTTTCAATCGTTTCTTACTCAATTCGTCCGAGAACACCATGTCGGCAACTCGGGCAACCAACTTATCGTCGAGCTTGGTTGGACGACCCAACCGCTCAAGACCAAGCAACTGGGCTTTGACAGCAACGTGCAGATCCCTGCGGCGCTCCAGTTCCTTTGCCGACTCGCTGCCTGTCTTTCCGAACAAATCAGAATGACCAAGAGAATCGATAAAGTTGTCAAATTGCCTTTCTTCTTCCTTGGCACTCACTTCCATGAAATGAGACTCCAAAGCCTCGAGACGCGATTCGTAATGGTCGCGCATACGCTCGAACTCATTCACAATCTCGTCATCATAGATGTCTTTGCTCAACGAAATTTGATACCGACCGTCTTTTGGCTTTTCCGCCTCAGAATCGTCTGTATCCGACTCTCCATTTTTGACAAACTGCCCTTTTTCATTGCGAGTCTTATTCGACTCACCCTCAACCGTCGCTTTGCGTCCGGCTTCAAGAGCTGTCTTGTCAATCAGGCGCAGAGCCCTGCTCAACTCCTCACGACTGGCAAAATCAGACAGGTCCGATTCATCAATGCCATACGCGGCAACCTCGGCTTTCACGTCATCGTCTACCCAATCAGGAAACGACGATTCATCACCGGATAACTCGCCTTGGTCTAATTCCTCGGCGGATTCACTGCTGGCATTTTTCTCAGCAGATGGCTTTGTTGCTGACGACACTTCACTAACAATCTGTGCGTCAGACTTTGTTTCACCTTGTCGCTCGGCCGCAACTTCTTGAACGACGCTTTCAGCGTAGGAACGGATCTCTTCCGAGCTCATGTTTTCGTTAAGGTCGATTTCTTTACTCATCACCGTATTCCCCGTTCTTAATTAGTTGTTTTTTGCGATGCAGGATGTGCATTGGGTTTTTAGCTCGCATACGCTCGCCAACTTCACCTAACATACGCTTTGAATCATCAACTCGCTTGCATGCCATACAGCAAAATCGTTTTTCTGGATCTCGTGTTGCAACGCTTTCACCGCATGTCTCACAAAAAAAGAAACGAACAGGACGCATAGCTGTCGCTTCTATTGCACACAATTGTGAGCAATATTTGCGTGTTGCTTTTTTAGCCACAAACTGTTTATTGCAATGTCCGCATAGTACAACCTTGCGTTTTGAACACCTTTTGAACAATGCCACCGGCAATTCTGGATGACGAGAATGATGACACCGCCAGCAAAGAGTTTCTCCATTCGAAAGCTCGTATCTCAAATCTGGAGCTTCGTTCCATCCTTTAATGTGATGAGCCTGCAGCCCTTCCGTTGCGCCACAATCAACGCATTTCAAATCTCTCTTGACGATCTCTCTGGACCACACACGAAACTCTAGTGATCTTCTACCAGCATTTTTTCCTGACCGCCTTGCAATCCCTCTCGCCGTTGCACTGCATTTGTTTGAGCAATACTGCACATTGCCTCTTGGGCGATCTTCTACGAATTCATTCCCGCATTGCTTGCACTTGTACGACTTGCGTGGTTTTTTGTCGCTACGGATCTTACGACCGTACCGTTGACACTCTCTGCTGCAAAACACACCTTTTCCAACATCAATATTAGACTGTTTTGCTAGAAAATCTTTTCCGCAATGCCTGCATTTTTTTTGAACTAATGGCCTACGTGGTGATCTGATTTTTGGATATTCAGCCATCAGAGTACCCTCCCTCATTATCAACCAATCCCCTCATCGAAAGGAATTCCTTACGTGCTCGGCGGCTTGTAAAACGAATCTGACCGCTATCCAACACAGCGGCGCCTTGAATTCTGTGTTTTTCAATCAACTGCCGTGTTTCGCCAACCTGAGCTCGCATCACGCCGCATCCTTCCGAAATAAGCGGATTGTGCTCGGTGTACGTGTTCGCAGCCATAGAAGGCGACTCGAGCCAATCAGCCTTTCGAGGCATCAGCTTGTCGAGCTCTTCGGAAGTAACGACCTTACCTTTGTACTTGTGAACAACTCCTGCCATTTTCTACCCCTGAGCCATTGCGTTGCGTTGCTGAGCATTAAGTTGAGGGTTTCCACCCATCAAGGTTTGAATCAAAGCGTTATTGCGAGCCTGTTCGGTTCCTCCGCCGCTCACATTGCGACGAATCGTCTCTCGAACAGTGTGCGGAGACTGACGAATCGTGTTCTGATCGCCACCAAGCATGTCCGATGGATTTGCAAACGTAATGAACCGCTTGAACTCTGGTCGATTCTTCAATCGTGCAATTTCGTCGACGATTGCGGCTGCATCGAAGGTTGCTCCAGACGCCTGGAACATCGGCCAGAGAGGCGCGATCTCGCGAAGAACCTGGAATAGCTCCTGGAGGTGCTGCTCCGGCGTCTTGAACACCATGGAGTACGGTTCAACTTTGAACTCGTAATCCTCGAAGTCTCCTTTTCGATAGTTCGGTGTCCAATCGGACGACACTTGAATGCCGCTATTTTCAACCGGAACAGATGTATGCAGCTCAAGAGTCTGATCCTCCCACATTAAACGACCAAGATCCAGAATGCACTCCGAAGCAAACGACACAACTGCCATCCGCATATCAGCCACATTCCTCGTCACGCTTCCATGGATAAGTTCTTCCTGACCAACCGTCGACGCTTGGCTCCCGAGTCCGCCCATCGCTTGCAAGTTTCCAGCGAAGCGGTCGTACTCTCCTTGCAAGAAAGTTGCGAGTGCCATATCTCGCTGATCAACTCCGCCCATCTCAAATTGCTTGATCTGCTCTGGGCTTGTCCCTCGCTGCCAACTGTTTCTTTCGGCTGTTCGCAATCTTTCTGCATCATCTGCCATGTTTGGAGGGTAAACGTTCACAACGCGGTGCGCGTCTGAATCATCTTCCATGCGACGATGCAATCGATTCTGCAAATCGTGCATCCCTTTCAAATTGATCGCTGGAGATGTCGGTATCACATTGTCTGGAGTGTCTCCAAGCGAAAGGAACTTGTACGGTCCAGCTTGGGAACCAATCCACTCTCTTTCGATAAGAGGCGGCAAATCCTGGTCGCAAGCCATGGTCACGATGGAATTGTTCTCGGCAATCCAAACGTCCATCAGCCAAACCATATCCTTCAAGTCATCATCCTCGGCACTTCCATACTCCGATGCGATATCTCTGACTGCACCCGTCGAATCGTGATGACTTCGGCTTGTTGGCTTGAGCTTGTCTCGAACCTTCTTGTTGTACCCAGGCTCGTCCATCACCTTTTCATAATCAGCTCGGTAGCGATGTCCGCAATACCGCATCTTACTCAGCTCTTTCGCAGGCATGTCCAAAATCAAGTCGTCGAGAGACACTCGGTTGAACCATGGCTCGCCGGGATCCAGCCAAACATCTTCTTCGGACTCGAGAACGCCATGAAACCTTGTGTCGGTGTCTCGCATCATCACGACACCACAACCAAGGCAAAAGAATGCATCCATGACAATCGCTCGGAACGTTTTGTCGAGCGACATATCGCCAATGAGCTTATTCAAGTTCACTTCAAAGCGGCGAGCGAACGCAAGATTCTCCATTCGAGGAGTATTTACCAAGACCTGCGGATTGTTTGCAGCAAGCGCGACAGTGTAGATACGCGCAGTCTGGTTTATCAGATTCACCAGCGTCTTGTTCTCGGCGCCAGACTCAGCATACCAAGAACCAACGTAATCTTTGATCAGTTCCTTTCGAACTCGACGAAATGGCTCCAAGGAATCTCGAGACGCCTTGATCGCTTTCAGTAACCGAGCACGTTTTTCGTTGTTTGATAAGTCTAGCATCAACGGTCGGAACAATTGCGGCGTTTCGCCAAGTTACATTCCGACCGGGTTTTAACTCCGATCAATCAAAACCAGCCGACAACGCGTCGGCTAGCTCTTTTTCGACGAGGCAGGCGAAGACGATTCGCTTGCTTGTGTCGATACCGAGGACTGCCCCGGAATGTTTCTAAAAATCGATTTCGCATGAGCAAGGTTCAAAGCCGCTTGCGAAAAATGCAAAGCCTTTTGCCCATCCTGGCTCGCTTTGACTTGATCGCACATCTTTGCAACAGCAGCATCAATTTTTTCGTCTAAGTCGTTGTTCATTTTTACAGGTTCTAGCTCTGTGGAAAGTTTAGTTTCGCAAATTCGCCGAAATGCTCCCTCGCCATCTTATCATAGCACAATGCCGCCTCCAACTCGGTATGGAAATACTGCGTGTATTTTTTATCGCCAACGTAAAGCGATGCTGTCCAAATTCTCGGGCGTTCAACTGATCGTTTCGACACTCCCTTGAACCTGCTGAATCCACCCGCTTGCTTCTGCCGATTCCTTCCGTTTTCGGCAGGAGTGCATAGTCTTAGGTTCGCCTTCGTGTTATCTAATCCATTTGAATTGATGTGGTCAACGTACATTCCGTCGGCAGCATTTAGTAGAAATCGATGCAACAATACCGCCTGCTGCCTTCCTCGTATCCGCTGTTTCCTTACAGCGTAATAGGTGTTTCCTCCTTGCTGCGCACACCACTTGTGCTGCATAACCAAATCAAGGTCTTCCGCGTCAATTGACGTTACTAAACCTCTAGTTAGCTGTACCTCAACGCCGCAATTATGTAAAATATCCATCGCCGAACCTCTACGTTAGGTTTGTCCACCGCCCAGATGGCTGACACCATGCTGGGCTTTTTTATTGCAACGGCTACGATTTATCGTCGCAGAACATCCTTAATTCCATATCTAGGACTTCCTGGATTTGATACACGACGATCTTGCTGCTCGCGCCATAAAAACGAGCCATACTCTGGATTTTTGCCTTTTTCATCACCACTGTCAACTTTCTCGCCTGAATTGTCCGTCGAGTAGACCAGCCAAGCACCTGCCGCGGCAATTGCCCTATCACCGTGGTTCTTGTCCGTAGCACCCTTGTTTTTAGTAGGTGCGTGAACAATCTTAGACCCTTCCCATTCGTACTCTCCGCACTCAACTAGCATATCGGCCGATCTCGGAATGTACTTTCCCTGCTCCATGGCTAACGCGAATTGCTCGAACATGTCCGCCTTATCCGCATCGCGACACGGGAACCCAGGCTTACGACTCTTCTTCTGCGATCCAAGCTGCGTCACGTTTCGATAAAAGATGTTTCCGTAGTACAAAACCTCCATGACCTCCTTCGCGAAACCACTCGATACACCTGAGTCTTCCCATCCAAGTTTCGCTTTACGCATCCAAAGACACAAGCCAACGACGATCCTTGCGAACGGACGAGGCTCTAGCCCTTTAATCGTATACTCGAGAACTTGCTCGCCTGTTCTATCGTCGATACCAGACGCAATCGAGTTCGATGCGTACGCTCCTGTTCCTCCAGATGCGATATCGCACGCAATCGTAAACGGACCAAGCGGAGGGCTGTCATCAATCCCTGGCTTAAACCAAAGCACAAGAGGACCATCTTCGCGTTCAATCAAACCTTTTAGTTCTAACGTCTCGCTATCAAAGACAGGTGTTCCTTTCCACACTGGATTCTTCGAATGCGTCTTCTTCATGCGGTCGAGCAAATCGGAAGTGAACACCTTCCCAACAGCTCCTTTCGGATTCCTATCTAGCTGAGACGCAATCAACTGAGGACGAGCTGTCTTTCGCAAACATCGCATGTCGTACCATGGCGACCGCACAACGCCTTCGTACTTAAAACCTTTCTTCTCGAGCAAATCACGCAAATCAGGTTTGCTTCGATGATACTCTGCAACCGCTTCCGCATCTTCAGGCTTGATAGCAACAGGCTTGTTGTCTGTTACGATGTACGAATGCTTCGAGTGAACGGGATGATCTTTCCAATCGAGGACAAGATGCCATCCGCCCTCATCTCCCTTCGCTTCACATGCTTCGTGAAAAACGCCCTGGTCAATATACCTCGCTGAAACAAGCCTCAAGCACCCAGTCACATCGTGTAGCGATTCCATTACGGCGTAGTCTTTTCCACCAGACACAAAGTCTTTCGCGCCGGCTTCGTCCATCGTGAACACTGTCGCTCTACCACCAGCAGCAACGTCTTGCCCTGCCGAGTAACCTTTGAGCAACGAACCATTGTCTTTGTTCTCGAACGTGTGCTGGCTCAAGTTTCGCTCATAGTTCGGCTGCATCCAAGCTGGAAGCATGTTGATTGCAAACTGCACCTTCCAAAGAACAGTGTCTGAGTCCGTCTTGCTATCAACGAGGTCCGCGTTACGTGTCACATATCCAGCCGAGAACATCTTGTCGCAAAGCCATCTTCGCAAATCAACCCACAGATATCCAAACGTACCTCCCTGAGCTCGAGCCTTGTCCACCAGAACGTCCAACGTCTTCTCGTTCTTCGACGTGTAATCAATCGCTTCATCGAGAGCTCGAAACACCTTCTCTTGATGCGGATACGGAATAAACGGAACCACTTTGAACTTCGCCCGCGGATCGTACCCGTAGCAATTATGAACTATCAACGGCTTGTCGTTTGCGTCTAAAACAGTAAAGCACTGCCTTGGGCCGCAATTCAAGAGGTCGTATACCTCCGAGACCTGTTCGCTGGCATCAAAATTTCGACCGGAGAAAATCCATTCTTTATTCGATACGAAACTGCTGGGTGAGTTAGTCCAGTACGATTCATAATTTCGTAAATCGTCATAGGACCTTCTGATGTTTCGTACTTTTTCATCGTTCGCTGCCGTTGGTTTTTCATTTGCTCCGACCATGTTGCCCATCGGCAATTGCTTGGTTCGTAATTTCCGTCGTTGTTTATTCGGTCCAAAGTCTTGTCGTCTGGCGGATCTCCCATGTCTGCATAAAAATTCTCGAACTTCATCCATCTTTTGCAAACAGTGATTCCTCGACCTCCGTAGTCTTTCCATCTTGAATTTCTGGGGTTGAAGCATCTCTGCATCATGTGCGACCATCTGCTGAAAACAGAACTTTTGCTTTTCCCGTGAACAATCTTTGATGTTGCTGACTTGCAACCGCAACTTGTGCTTTTTCCTCCTCGAAGATTGTCCCCAGAAACTGTCAACTCTTTCCCGCACCTGCACTGGCAAAGCCACGCTGCTCTTGTTGTGTTTCTGTAATTTCCATTTCTTTGAATAACCTTCAGGTAACCGAACACTTGCCCGGTCATGTCTTTCAATTGCTTGCTTCCAGCCATTTTTTGTCCAAATCTTGTGGTCAGGAGTAACATCTATTTCATAGGCAAATATACTTCGCTTACGACCTTTATAAACAGATCCTCCTTGTGAAACCCAATCGTTTCCGTCCCAAACTAAATCAAGTTCTGTAACTTCTTCAATTGGGACAGGACCACGATCAGTTACAACTCGAGTCCCTTTTCCAATACATGCTGCCGCCATGAAGAAACAAACGTCATCCATACACGCTTGCCAAAACGCATTTCGAAACTTGATGTCTGTCAACGCACGCTCTCGGCATCGAATTCGCCACTTCAAGTTTTCTATAGGATCCTTCGGAACCAAATCGTAGTACAAACCGCTCATCTTCTTCGCCAATCGAGTTAGTTGGTATGGTTCAAGTACGCTTGAGCAAACCACACAAGCATCGCAGCAACCAGCATCCAAAATAAACATCCGCCAGCGTCAGGCTTCTCGTTACTCATGCTATCCATTCGATAAAGAACGCCATTTCAAATTCTTTGACAGCCTGTCAAAAGACGTGAACCAACAAAAAAGAAAGGGGCACGCAACAAATGTCACGCGCCCCTCTAGGAGATTTGCCCTAAGGCAGAGTGTCCAAAAACTATAGCTTCGCTGAATTGCCATGTCAAATCTATCGCAACAAAGCCTCTCGCAAACTCATCACCTTCAGCCTAGCTCGCAACGTCGACTCCGGAACGCCAGCAAAATCAGCCCACTCGCGTATCGACATCCTTTCGCCATCATGCTCGAGCCCACATCCACCGCAGCTTCGAGTATGACCACTTCGAAGATGATCCAACCGCACCACCGGCGCCGCACCACACGAACATCGACACAAAAACATTCGCTTCGTCCCTACCTGCGGCTCCTCACGCACTACCACCAAATCACCAAACCTCGCACCAACCGCTATTTCCAATCGTCGCATTTTCGAATCTCCTCAATTTCAGCTTAACGAGATTCACCCTTAAACGCAACTCTATTGGTTTTTTAGATTTTGGCTGGTTACTGCGCGCTTGGCTCATACTTGGCTAGCTGTAGTGCGCGGCGTTACTGTAAAGAGTGGCTAGAAGAGAAATAAGAAACATTCCATTCTTTGGAAACCGGAGCGCAATGAGCCCTAACCCGGCTCACTGCAAAGCCAAAACCCCATTCTTCGGAGCCACCATCGCTTTACTTCGCCCTCCGCGTTTTTATCGTGGTGTCCGACCATCCGCCTCAGCGGACCCTATCCACGTCTGGAATGCACATTGGAAGTGTACAACCAAAGTTGGTTTGCTAGCAGCTCCCAGTGACCACAACAGCCAATAGGCTCGACGGGCTAGCCCCGTAATTACGTGCAATCCCCCCATTTGTGGCTCAAGGGGGATTGCGATTGTGCGACAAAAGAGACGGCACACAGATAACCGCGCAAGGCGGTGTTTCAAATTTATGTTTTCATGCTCTTTTGTCTGTACCAGGAGCCACCCAGGTACCGGAATACTAACCCGGCGCCGCAACGCTGGCAAGAGAAATTAAAAAACTTCCTTCGTCTAAATGGAAACGTTACCACCCAGATAAGATCGTATTCACCCGGGCGAGACTGCATTCACCCGAGCAACTTTGCCAAAAGCATCAAAATCCCTGGAGAATTTGAAGTTTGACAGCGTGTCAGCACTTTCAGCCAACAAAAATGCAGGGACGTGCGGAGGCAACCACGTTTCGCACTCCCTGCTGCACCGATTGCGGGGGAAAATGAAGAAAACCCGCGGCTCTAGTGCTCACCGCTCAAAACACTAGCAAACCACGCTACACCTTGCAACACACTGGAAACGTTTCCACCTGCTAACCATTTGTCAGCAACCGCCACAAAAAAGCGCCAACATATAACAGATACTCTACTTCTCCCTCGCCTTCACCACCGCCAACTTCACTCCCAAACGCTCACACACCAGCTTGCACCGCAAAATACTCACCTTCTCGGACGCCGCATCTCCTTTGCCAGCCAACAAAATCACCGCTGGCTTCTTGCCTGTCCAAACCGAGTACAAAACCGCTTGAGCAGGCGCCTCCTTCCACTTCTCACACCACTCCACCTCCACAGCATAATCACGACTCACCAAATCCGCCCTGCTGCCATCCTCCAAAACCACCTCGCGATCGCAGCCGTAACGCTCCGCCAAAATACGAGACTGCTCTATCTCGCCAAGAAACTCACCACCAACACAAACCATAAAAAACAAACCAAAAAACATTCGCTAGACCTCCTCGAAACAAACTCACCAACCACTGCCGTTAGCCAAAAACTAACGCCGTTAGCATTGACCCGAACACGCAATTGAAAATGAAATGCGGCGGCAAGATGATATCGCAAGGAGTCCCGTCGCGCTTGGGTGGGGGTCTGGTTCGGTTTCCGGCCGGACGCATCGCCGGCACCAAAACCGCGTTTTGCGAGCCCGCTTCAGCCGCTCCGACGCACCGAACGCAGCCCATAGACGCCGCAACGCCGATCAAAACCGCATAAAACAGCCACGCCAAGCCCTCGCAGCTCGACACACATCACGCACAGCCACAGAAAACCACGCTCATCGACGCCTTGAGAGAGCACGCCACACGTACGTCAGCACCGATCGACAGCCGGATTCGCATTTCACCCAGCGAATTCACACGCCGACGCCGAAAGTTTGACAGCCTGTCAGCACTTTTAGCCCGCCAGCATCTCGGCAAGCATACGACGCACTTCCTCGATCGATTGCTGCTCGCGACGGATCTCTGCCTGCTCGCCCTCATTCGACGCCGTAGCCTTCGCTGCAACGTCGACAAACTTCGCGTATGTCTTGATCGACGTCTCCAGCCAGCCCAAAGCCGCGTAAGAAGGAGCCGGATTCAATGCACGAGACAAATCCACCACGACACGCTCAGGAGTCTCTCTAACGCATCGCAACCGGTTTGCCTGCACCCAGCTCACCTCAGCGCTAAGAGGAGCGTTAGGAGGAAGATCCGGCCACGTAGCAGGCAATTCGCCAAGGCCTGTGACAGACAACTCGGCGTCCTTGGCGCGGGAACGGAGCGACGACGATGCCGGCTCGTCGGATACCGCAAGGATGGCGACCTCCCCCGGCTGTTGGTCGTTCTTTTGCAACTGGCTTTTTTGCGTTTGCTGCAGGTCTGGCGGTGGCTGGCTTGCTTGTTGCGTGATTTCTGTTGTTCGCTCGCTTGTTCTTTCGTCTGTTGTGTCCTGATTTACAGCGTCGAGTGGCGGGAAGCGTTTATTTAGTTCGCTGTACGTCCAGTCTTGCGCAGCCTCTTTCTCCAATCCGTTTTGACGTGCTTGGCGCATCAGCTCGTCACGGATTGCTACGGCTTCGCCCCACCGTTTTTCGCGCAGCAAGCGTTTGTAGACTGTGAGTTTTAGAGGCTTTTCGTTCATCGTCACTCCGTGCAGGCGCAAAGATTCCTAATATTCCGCTCTTGTTTATCGACGCAGCAACCGAGCCGTTTGGCTCCCGAACATGGCATCCGCCAAGCCCCTCGCGTCTAGGCCGCCGTGGGATTTTCGGTCTGTAGGCTGCCAGGATTAGGTCGCGTGACCCTCGACAATCCTTTGGTCTGTGCTCTCGCCTCGGACGCTCGGCAGGACTGTACGCCGCGTTGAATTGACTTACAGATTAATCCATCACAAACACTTTTTCCAGAATTCTTTCAACATTGACCCAAAATAGTATTGACCCACCGTCGCAACACACGATGATAGACATAGACCCGCGAACACAGCGGGATGGACCCATATCTACGAAGGATAACACGATGACGCAACACTTCTGGACAATCTCCCAAGGACGCCGATCACACCCAATTTACGGATGGGTGCAGACATGCCGAGTACCAGGCAAGACACCCTCGGCAGGCAATAAGACCGTTTGGCACGCATACAACGCGGCCGGCACCAGGCTGAACAAGGATTTCGACAGCGCAGAGCAAGCCAAGGCAGCCCTTGAAATGGCGTACGTCACAAAGGATGACAAGCCCGAGCCAGCTTTGCCCAAGCCTAAGAAGGCTGCCAAACGACCGCTCAAGACAGAGAAGTTCAGATTCCAGAACGGAGCCCTTCTCAAGTACGACGCCACCAAGCACGCTTACGTGCACTGCTACAGCAGCTTGTACGCAGAGACGATGGAAGACGCTATTCGGCTCTACAAAGACTCGCTGGAGCGTAAGTAATGCGACACAAGATTATTCAAGCGATCGACGAGACAGAAACGCTATTGGCTAAAGCAATGTCTTACTCACCCGGATTCAGGAAGCCGGCGCAGATCAGCTACTACGAGGCACACCTACGGTTTTTGCGAGCAATGCTTGACGGCCGTAACGCGGAGCCAGCAGTGGCGGACAATGCAAACTGGGATGTCATGCAATGCGAGATCGACGCCAAACTAGCGATCAAGTAAGCCGAAACGCCCTCGGGCGTCTGTCGCGCTGGCTACGCGGCACTGACGAGGCAGCCAAAGACAACTAGGAGTCGCAAAGATGACCAATCAAAACAAAGTCACTGTTATCAATCTAGCTCACGAAGTTTCCGATGCGGCTGTTGAGCGAGTCAGGCGGCTTGTTGATAACGTTCTTTCTCGTAATCCAAACTGGAGTGGCGCTGAGATCGAAATCGAAAGAGACGATTTCACGTGGGTGGATTGCAGCGATGAATTGGATGGATCAATGCTTTTGGCTAGTGTTGTACGTGCGATCGATGGCGAGCGAGACTAAATGAACAAAGACAAAGGTGATGATCGGCTCTCGCTGCGACTAGGTGTCCTGCGAGAGCCGCTGCTGCGTCGAGCGGAGTCGGTCGGTAAAACTCCTAGCCAGTATATCCGGTCGCTTCTGGCGAAGGATCTGGGTGTCGAGGAGCCGGAAATGAAAGAAGGCAGACCGATGACATCGGAGCAAGCCAGCATTGCAGCTCAGGCTGCGTGGGCGCGGAAACGGAAATCGAAGAAACGTAAACAATAGCGGCTGGTTTATCGGCGCGTGCGGGAGGGATTGGATATGTCGGAAGTGTTGCCATATCAACAACGTGTCATCGAAGAAGCAAATGAGCTACGCGATCGCACAGAAAATCTTGGTCTGTTTTTCGAGACGGAGGCTTTTCGCAATCTAGATCGTGATGAGCGTTATCGCCTTGAAGTCCAGTTTGACATCATGATGTCTTACCGAACCGTGTTGCGACAACGCATTTTTGCGATGGGGCTCGGCGAGCATTTGAAAGCAAGTGCGGAGTAGCCATCCGCTATGGGTGGTTGGGATAGGCGGCGTGGACGGTGACACGCAATCGCAGTCGGACGGTGAGGGACGCGCAGAGGAGATAGCCGGTTAGACTCCGAGAGTTTCGATTCTGGGTTGGAGAAAGTCCTACAAAAAGACTGCGGTGGAATTCCAAAACCAATCGGGTTCGACCCCCGACCTATCCACTTACAAGCAAGATCGGCTTAACCAGCCTTACCGAGCGATGCGGGAAAAGGGCTTGAGTGCTCCATCGAAAGGGAAACCGAAAGTGGCTGTGGTGGCTGCGAGTAGGTAAGCGAAGTCCCCAACGCAGGATGGCTTTGACTGCGATTTAGGTTCGGTGGTGACGCAGAAGCGTTGTTCGTGTTCGGGCTGACCTCCCGATAAGGCCTAGGCCGAGTCAAGCACGGGCGAATGAGGGTCGCTCCCTCGCCGGACTCCTTTAACAATTCGATGCACCGCAAGTGCCGGTTTAGCAGCCGCAGGGATTCAAGATGACGACCGCAATTGATCACCCTGTTGCCGTCCTGTGCGTGGCTCGAAACTCGATTTACAAGACAATGGACGGAGTACAGGTTTATGACGACATCAGAGACGCGAGAACTTTTGCAGGAGGAATGCCGATCGTCGCCCATCCCCCTTGTCGATCATGGTCAGCATACTGTCGCCATCAAGCCAAGCCATTGCCAGGCGAACGAGATCTTGCTCCGTATTGCGTTGAGTGGCTGGAGAAGTGCGGCGGAGTATTGGAACACCCAGCCCATTCCACTCTCTGGAGTACCCTTGGACTTCCTCGACCTGGAGAGCGATCTGTAGGACTGTTCTGGTCTATGCACGTCCAACAATGTTGGTGGGGAGATACCAGAACGAAAAACACTTGGCTTCTGTTCTCAGGAATTGAGCCTAACGAAATTGAGATACCTTTCACGCTGCACGATCCGCGAGGAGATCGTAGGCGATGGCAGGTAATGAGTAAGCATCAACGATCGGCTACGGTTCCAGCGTTTGCGACTTGGCTAGTTGATGTGGCGAGGAAAAGCAGGGCGGCAATAGCGGCCTAGATATCCGCTATTGGGGGGGAATCATGATGCCGAGAAAACGCCCAATGCCTAAATTGGCGAAGGTTCCAAACAATCGACAGTGCGTTTATTGCTTTGTGTGGTTGGCTCCGGAAAATGTGACAGTCGATCACTTTTACCCGAGTCAGTAT